AAACCATACGGCTCTCCCGGAAATTTGTAGGATTGCTCATAGGATTTGCGAGTAAACCCGCACAATCTGTGCGTTGCCCAACAAAAAGCCGCCAGATTCCCCACCTGACGGCCCTGCCGGTTTTCGAGATCACCGTGACGACGCCGAGCGGATCGTCCGCAATCGTTCCCATGTCACGGGGCCGTCAAGTCGTTTCGCTTTTTCGAAGATGCCGTTTGCAACTCTCTTCGTAACTCCGAGTCGATCGCCGATCTGCGAGAGGGTCACGTAGTCTTCGTCGATCCGATACACGGCGCCGCATTGAAGTGCGCGTGCCCCGTTGATGCCGCCCTGTCGTGCTTTTGCTTCGGTGAGCTTCATGGCTGGTACTCCATGTCGAGGATTCGTGTGTGATAGCCAGGCCGCTTCTCGATCGGATAGCCGGCCTCGCGCAACGTGTCGTAGAAGCTGCGGATGCCGCCGTAAGTAGACGCGCCTTTCGTGTCTTTCAGGTATTGGCCGAACGCTTCCTGGCCGAGCACGCCCGGAGGATTCGGGCTGATATCAGCAACCAGGTGCTTATCGGCCCATTCGCGCATCGCCTTTTTGACCGTGAGCCGACGCTTCCGGTTCGTACTGTCGCTGTCGTAAGTACGTCGGAGTTCTATTCGTATGCGTTCGCTCAGGTCGTGCCGTTCGACGCGGGACAGGAGCTTATTGACCTCCAAACGGAACTCAGCGAGGGTCAGATTCGTGTTCACTACTTTTAGTTGAGTTGTTGACGGAAAGTAGAGATTAGTGTCTAGGTGGGTGCCTGGTCAACCCCCTGCTACTTACGCACAGAATCGACCTCTGACCTTGTTTCTGTCAGGGAATAAAAAGTTGATGTGCGTGTAACGTAAATAGTGCGTTCTACATATATGCGTTCACACATCATGTTTTCTTTATATCGTGTATGGAGTTTCATTAGTTTATTTGGTACCTTTCGGTACCTTTAGAAAAAGAAGAATAGAAACAATAAGTTACGAGGTGTCAAAAGAGTACCAAATCGGGTACCAAAAGCCAAAAGGTACCAAAAATCGGCCAAAAGAAAGGCCGGGACGTCACCCGGCCTCTTCCCCCTTGGAAGAACTGCGTCAGAGAAATCCTGGCTCGATATCGCCGTTCCAGATGTCCCGGACCCGTTTTGCGGTGTCAGGTTCCGAATCGCCGAACAATTCGGTACTCCGGGTATAGATGCGCCTGGGGACTCCGTTGATCTTGATCCGGCCTAAGAAAGTGAACCCGGCCTGCTGCAAGGCCGTTTGCAGCGCGCGGGTCTTGAGGCCATACACGTTCCGTTCTTCCAGCAGGGTCGCGAGTTCGAGCGTATCCATTACGTAAGCCGAGCAGCGCGGCGACACGCCCTCTTCCACGATGTCGTTGATCGCGTCCACTTCATCACTGCCGGCAAGCTGGATCATGCGCCTCTTGGCAATCGTTGATGGTGCGCGGCCGTCCGGCTTGAACTCTGGGTGCATCGTCCAGTTCTTCAACCACCAGTGCATGACTTCCGGATGTTCGGTGACAGCTTCGAACAGGTTGTCGAAGTAGCCAGGATTGTTGGTGAGGAACGTTTCGATCTGTTCAACCGACTGGAAGAAGGTCTGCACGACGAAGTACCGACGATCGTTGCGACTCGCTGGTAGCGCATCTTGATAGTTCGTGAAGAGCATGTAGCTTGTGACGTTCGGGATGTTATAGGCGTCACGGTGCATGCGTCGGATCGGGATTTCGCTGTTCGTGATGACTTCCTTGATGCCATCCAGAACCTCGTGACGATTGTGTCCATGCAAGCGGATTTCTTCGATGAATACCATCTTCTTGCCTTCTGCCCATCCGTTGAACTCAGCGAACAGCAGCTTCGCGCTAACTGGCCCGACGTTCTTCGGACCAAGCACACAACCCATGAGCGTCCTGATCCACGACTTGCCGGCGCCCTCGACACCCTGCAAGAGAACGGCCCAATTCACGCGACCGGAGGGATTCTGCACTTGATATGCGAGGAAGCTGATGAGGATGCTACGTTCGCGTTCGTCCGGAAGGATTGTCTCGAAGTGACGCGTCACCGCGCGAAGAGCGCGCTTCTCTTCCGCTGTTTTAGGCTCGCGGGTCTCCGGCATACTGTTGTTATTGTAGATATTGACGCACAGATCGCCGTCGAGCGTAACGAGCGGGCCTGCACCTGGCAGGTACGCCGTGCGGCGGACCTTCGGGATGTCGTACAGGTTCAACGCGGCGGCAGACGCGCGCTGCGCAGGAATGGCGACACCGAGCTTCTTTTCCTCATCTGTCAGCATGTTCAAGTCATAGCGGGCATTGAAGCTCTGGATCGTGAGTTCGGCGTGTTCTTCCAGGTGATAGAAGCGATCCGCGCTTTCCAGCCATACCCACCCCTGCGCCCATTCCGGCATGTTCTCGTCCGGATTGGCCTTCCGCTTGGTGTAGTGGCGCGTGACAGCCTTGCGGGCGATCGAGATCGAGCGCTTGACGTTATCTAGTTCGTAGGCGCGATCCTGGATCATCTTTGCGACGGCTTCGATCTGATGCTCGTGAATGATGACCTGGGCCACCTTTGCCGCGACATCGGAGAACAGATCGTCCACGTCGTTGCACGTCGATATGATGTTCTTCGCGCGTTCGAACTCGTCCTTGCGTTGTTGCTTCAATCCGTCTTTCGCACGTAGTAAAACAGTCGCGAAGGTAACAGCCTTTCCGTGTGTCCGAACGTCGTTAAAGCTTTCCCACTTCGTTTCAAGTACGTCGGGATCGTAGTTGTCGGCCTGCGAACTCCAATCGTGCCAGAACTTCAGACCGCGCTCGTCACCATCATACTGATGGTGAAGTGCCATGCCGATTTCGATCCATCGATCGTAGTCATCAGGGTCCGGAACGTGTTTCAACGCGTCGGCGATATCTTCGTCCGTCAGATCATCGAGTTTGCCTTTCGCGTTGAACAAGGCGTCATCATCGTCCTCGACGACGGTCAGCGCCCTGGACGATGAACCCACATTTCCGACAGACCATCCGCGCTTGCGAGCCATCTTCGCGCAGGCGTCGAGAGCACGGATCGCGTCCTCGACGTTCAGCGTAGGCAGATCATCGACGTACAAATCTTCCGGGTTCTCGATCGAAGCCCATTCGAACGGCTTGCCGGTGTCAGGGTGGATGCCGAATGCGACGAACTGCTGACCGTCTCCGAGGATTTCGATCTTGTGTTTCTGGCCGTCCGGATCGGTGAGTTTGATCTGCTGCTTCGTGAAGGGCTTGTCCGTCCTGAATAGCAACAGGCGCTTCGGCGCGCGGCCAATGCGGATAGGCGCGTCTCCGAGGTTTTCTAAGCACCAGGTTTCGATTTCTTCGGCTAGGTCCTTGTCCAGTACGTCGATGTCGATCGCAGGCGTGTAGCGTGTCTGAATACCAACGTTGGCGCCGGGGAATTCTTTGGCCCATCGCTGGACACGCGGTTCCGTCGCCTCCAAGTTAGTCCAGTTATCTAGCACCGGGCGTTTGGAGCCTTTTGCAATCGCTACGATGTTATAACCCTTCTCCAACAAACGGAGACCGAGAGTCGCGAGCAGATTCTTGTAGTTATATGACATGGATTGGTCCCCTGAGAGTGAGCTATTAACGGTCTCGGTTTTCGACCGGGCACAACTCGTTCTCAGGGACCAATTTCTTCCCGTAGCGACGTTGCATCTTCTTAACCTGGTGCCAGGGCACGTAGCCCTGCGCCTTCCAGCGATACAAGGTGAGTTTGTTTATTTCGAGCGCGAGCGCGAGCGCCTGAATGCGTCCGTTGTCAGGATCAACGTGCAGCGCAAGCGTGCGCAGATAGAAAGAGACCGTTTCCTGCCGAGTCCATTCTTCTTTCGGTTTCAGAGTCGGATGCATAGGGTTCTTAGGGCCGAGGTCAGGGGCCAGTTGACAGGATGAAGGCCGAGTCCATATTATGCAACCGTTGGCAATCGTTACAACCTCCGGTTGAGTCCTATTCTGGGTCGCCGGACGGCCGACACCCGTTGTACCCGCAACATCTCATCTCTACCAGCTAACCAACCGGGAGAACCGACAAGATGTCTCTGGAACAGTCCATGGAAAAACTCGCGGCGGCATACGAGAAGTACACCGCCGTCATCGAAAAACAGATCGAACTCACCGAACGCATGCTCGAAGCCGGCGTCACGCTGATTGGCCCGAGCAGCACGTCCGAAACACCGAAGAGCATCATCGTGGTCGATGACAAGCCGAAGCGCGGTCGCAAGTCGAATGCCGAGAAAGAAGCCGAAGCAAAGGCCGTGAAGTCGAAGAAGGTCGAAGAAGAGGAAGAAGACGATGACTTCGGCGATGACGAGAAAGAAGAAGCCGATGACTTCGGCGATGACGATGACAGTGACAAGGCCAGCGCCAGCAAGTACACGGCCGATCAGATCAAGGACCTTCTGTTCAAGGTGAAGGACAAGAAGGGTCCCGATGCAGCGCGCGGCATCGTGAAGGAATGCGGCGTGAACACCATCGCGCAAATCCCCGAGAAGGATTACGCGAAGGTCGTTTCCGCTGCGAAGAAGCTCGGCGTGTCGCTGTAATCAGCGCCGATCGGCGATTCGGTGGCCCTGCAATGGGGCCACCGATTTTTCAGGGGAGGTCTCGTGAACCCGTTCACCGATGAGTACGTGAAGCCTGTCGAGTACGTCGTCTGTGAAGGCGATCAAAGTGTTTTGGTTTGCGTGAGCTACGTCTATCAAGCGACGTTGTTCGGACGAACGCTGAGTCGCGTCAGCGTCGAAGGCGACATTCCTATCGATCTTAAATACCAAGTCGGCTTGTTCGCGCTTGCCGGTGATACCGACTCCATCCTCTCCACTATTCAGGAACAGCTATGTCGGCACAAAGAGAATACCTGCTTTGTTTCGACGAGCGACCGGGTGCATTAGCACCAGGCGTCCGTCCCAACGTCACCGGTTGGTATTGGTGTCAGCGCGCCGGCAGGGCCGCGCCGGAGTGTCTGTACTTTGAGAGCCGAGCAAGCGTCAAAGGAGGCGCATGGCTCTACGGCGTAAACACCGGCCCGGACGGTTTCCAGTTCGCGAGTTCTGATTACGACAAGGGCGATACAAAGTGGTTTGGTCCTGTTTTTCCGCCTCCCGCTGAAGGTTTTTGGTGATGAGCGGACACCATTCGCGTTTTGCGCCCTCTTCCGCGCATCGAGTCGTCGAATGCCCGGCGTCCTTGCTTCTCAACGAGCAGGAGCCGGACTCACCGTCGTTCGAGGCCGTAGAAGGAACGGTTGCGCATTACATTCATGAGTGGTGTCTCATCTATGGCCGGAGACGCGGCGACGGTTTTACAGGCATGCACCCGTGTCAGTTTATGCCGGAGGAAGAGTTGACGCCTCGGGAATGGGCGTTGATCCCTTATTCTCGCGGATTGAAGCCTGATGAGGACTTCATCATCACCGAAGAGATGATCGACTACATCGAAGAATCGGTGCAGCGATGTCGTGAGGTTCCAGGTGAGCACTACATCGAACAACGCGTAGACATCTCCCCGTGGTGCCCGAAGCTCGATGAGCACGGGAAGCCGATGCAGAAGCAGACCGGCACAGCCGACTTCTTCGCGTGCCGGCCAGGGCATCTCGACGTGCGCGATCTCAAGTACGGCATCGGTGTGCAAGTGTTCGCGGAGCACAATTATCAGGCGATCAAATACGCGCTCGGCGTCATCAACGAGTACGACTGGCTCTACGACTTCGAGACCGTGGACATCTGGATTCATCAGCCACGTCTCAATCACTTCGATGTGTGGCACACCACGAAAGCCGAACTTCTCAAGATCGGCAAGTACATCAAGTCCCGCTACGAAATTGCGCTGAAGCCGAACGCGCCTTTCGGCGCCAGTGAAAAGGCATGCCAGTTCTGCAAGGTCAAACCGAAGTGCGCGCACCTGGCAGACGTGGTGCTTTCGCACTTCGACCTGGAAGAAGATATGACCAAAGACGATGTGAAGACCGAAGCGGCGTTCCTGTCGCCGGAACGTCAAGTCGCAATATTTAAGATGCGCGGCCTCTACGATCTATGGATCGGGTCGATTCAAGGCGATATTGAGCGCAGGCTTGCGGCCGATCCGAAATCCGTCCCTGGTTTGAAGCTTGTCAACGGTCGATCATCGCGGCACTGGATAGACGAAGACGAAGCCTGCGAGGAACTGAAGTTCGCTGGGGCGAAAGAAGAAGATTTGTATTCGAAGCCGGAATTCATCTCTCCGGCACAGGCTGAAAAGTTGGGGCCGAAACTTTTCAAGCCGATCGTTTCTGAGCTTGCCAAAAAGCGGCTCGGAAAGCCGGTGATCGTCGATGCGGATGATCCGCGTCCCGACTACCGCGACCCGGACGAGGCCGCAGCCGATACTCATTTCGAAACCATGGATGAGTTCGACTAACAGCCTCGTCTTCACCGTGAAGCGTTAACACGTCAACCCGTAAACCGATAGAGCGAGAAAACGACATGGCAAAGAACATCAAGTTCAACGAAGAAGACGGCACCATCCTCATCAAGAACGTGCGCGGGTCGTACCTGCATCTGTTCGAAAAATGGGGCAAGGAGGAAGACCCGAAGGAGAAGTGGAAGTACAGTGGTAAGTTCCTTCTGGACAAGAAGACGCACGCCGAAGAGATCAAGGCCATCAAACAGTTCTTGTTGCAGAAGCAGCAGGAATGGTTCAAGGGCAAGATCGGCACGGCGAATCTCTTCTTCCGCGATGGCGCCGACAGCGGTAAGGACGAGCAGGAAAACGCATGGGTTATTTCGGCGAGCGAATCTCGTCGGCGTCCCCAGGTCATGAACCGCGACAAGTCGCCGATCACGGCCGAAGACGACATCGTGTATTCCGGCTGCTACGTCAACGTCCTCATCCGCCCTTGGAAGCAGGAAAACAAGCACGGCAAGAAGATCAACGCGAACCTGGTCGGTGTGCAGTTCGTTCGTGACGGCGAGCGCTTCGGTGACGCTGGCATCGACGCGTCCGAGCGTTTCGACGAGGAAGACGCGCCGGATACCGACGATTTCGACGAAGGCGACGATTTCGACGATTGATACTCAACCGTTTGTTGATTTGCTACCGCGCGGTAGTTTAGGGTTAGATCGCCTGTGAAGCGCAGGCGGGTTCTACCCGGAGCCGGCCCCGGTGGTTCGTCCACCGGGGTCTTTTCTTTCAGGGAATAAGAACAGTGCGGCGCTTTTATCACGACTACGAGACGGCCAGTCTCATCGACCTCAAGAAGCGCGGCCTCGATGTGTACGCGCGTGACAAGTCCACGCGCGTCTTGATGCTCGGTTATGCATTCGACGATGAGCCGGCGAAGCTATGGGTTCCTGAAGACGAGTTCGAGCCGCTACCGGCCGAAGTCGAAGATGCGCTCGAAGACGAGCGGATCAGAAAGATTGCGTTCAATGCGCCGTTCGAGCGCGCGATCACGGATCACGTTCTCGACATAGCAACCGAACCTGACGCCTGGGAATGCGTGATGGCGATGGGCCTGTCTCTTGCGCTACCTGGAAATCTCGCGCAACTCGGCGATGCAGTCGGATTGCCGGAAGACAAGAAGAAGCTCTCGGACGGAAAGCGTTTGATACGCAAGTTCTGCGTGCCGCGAAAGCCTACGAAAAACAAGCCATGGATGTTCAATACAGCCGAAACCGATCCCGAGGATTGGGAACGGTTCTGCCACTACTGCACCCTGGACGTTGAGTCCGAGCGCGCGATCTACAAGAGAATCGCGCGGTACAGGCATCCGACCTTCGAGCGCCGCATTTGGATTCTGGATCAGAAGATCAACGAACGCGGTTTGCCGATCGACATGAAGATGGTCAACGGCGCTGTGAATCTGACGAAGCACTACAGCGACGCGCTTACCAAAGAACTTACTAGCGTTACCAAACTCGGAAACCCGAACTCTCCTTCACAGCTTCTTCCATGGCTTCAGAAGCGCGGCTATCCGTTCTCCGATCTAAAAAAAGATCGGGTGAAGCTCGCGCGACGCGAGCACAAGGATTTGATGACAGAGGATGCACGCCAAGCGATCGATCTCCGGTTGCGCGTGGCGCGTTCCAGTCTTAAGAAATATCCGACCGTGCTCCGTGCGACGGCCGACGATCACCGACTTCGCTACGTGTTCCAGTACGCCGGAGCGGGCCGTACAGGCCGATGGGCCGGACGCCTGGTGCAGCCTCAGAACCTCGCTCGTCCGGCGAAGGAAGTGAAGCCATGGCTTGAAGACGCACGCAAGGCGATTCGCGAAGCGGACATCGAGACGATCGAGTTGATGTTCTCCGAACCAATGGACGTTCTAACGTCTTCGATTCGGTCTTCGATCATCGCACCAAATGGAAAGAAGCTGCGAGTCTCTGACCTTTCGGCGATCGAGTCGAGAGGCATCGCCTGGGCGTCGAATTGCGAATCGATGCTCGACGTGTTTCGGAAGGGTCTCGATCCGTACATCTCATTCGCCTGTCACCTTTACGAAGAGGACTACGACAACCTTTGGCACGAATACAAAGTGCTGAAGAACGGAGAGAAGCGAACCAACAGCAAGCCGGCCGTGCTCGGCGCGGGTTATCGCCTTGGAGGCGGTGATCTCGTCGGCGAGTACCCCGACATCAAGCGAACCGGTTTGTGGGGTTACGCCGAATCGATGGGGATTGAAATGTCGCGCGAAGAAGCACATCGCGCCGTGACGATCTTCCGTGAGGCGTATCCAGAAGTCGTCCAGACCTGGTACGACCTCGAAAACGCAGCGAAGGATGTTGCCACCGAAGGCGGTCGCGCCACCGTCAACCATTTCAGATTCGAGCGCGACGGGCCTTTCTTGCTTCTGCGTCTCCCGTCAGGTCGGTGTTTGTATTACTGCCGGCCGCGAGTCCAACCGAAGACTCGCGTGTATGCCGATGGCACAAAATCAAGGAAGTGGGGACTCACTTATGAGGGCGTCCATCAAACCTCGAAGAAGTGGGTTCGAATGGATACGCACGGCGGGAAGCTGGTCGAGAACATCGTCCAAGCTCTTGCCCGCGACATCCTGGTCGAAGGGATGCTCCGTGCGGACGACGATGGCTTCACGATCATAGGTCACGTCCACGACGAAATCATCACGCTAGAAGACGCCGACGATGCTTATCACAGCTACGAACGCCTTGAAGAGTTGATGTCAGTTCGTTCCGAGTGGGCGCCTGATCTTCCGCTCGGCGCTGAGGGCTACGAAGCAGATTTCTACAAGAAGGACTAGACGCGATGCCTTTCATCAAAAAGCGTCGCGACAAACGCCCACTCGAAAAGGAAGTCGAGAAGAAGGCGTGCGCTTATGGCCGCAAAACCGGATGGGAATGCCGAAAGTACACGTCGCCCGCGCATCGATCCGTTCCCGACCGCCTGTGTCTGCATGACTTCGGGACGGTGATATTCATCGAGTTCAAGCGTCTTGGAGAAGACGCGACAGATCAGCAACTCATAGAGCACAAAAAGCTGCGTGCGCGCGGATTCACCGTCTACGTCATCGACAATTTCGAGGATGCGAAGCGCGTCCTCGACGAGCACAACCCATATAACTGACATGAAAATTCCTTTTAAAGACCCTCCATCGGTTGCACGTTTACGTGAGCTTTTCACGTATCACGAAGAAGAGCATGTTATTGGGGGCCACGGTTGCGTCGGCGGATTCAAATGGAATTTCCGCCTTGACGTGAGCAACTCTTGGAACAGTCGTTACGCCGGAAAGTTCGTTGGCACCTGGGCGAAGGATAATCGCGTCTATGCGATGGTGGATCGTTCGCAGTTCCAGCTATCGGTTTTAGTTTGGGCATATTACAACCGGGAGTTGCCGCGTCCACTATTGCTTGACCACATAAACAGAAATTCGCTTGACAACAGAATATCGAATTTGCGCTTAGCTAGCGTCAACAGCAATAACGCCAACAGGTCGCCGACCGGGAACACTACTTCGAAGTACCGTGGCGTCTATCTCAGTTCACGCGGTAAGTGGGTAGCGCAGATCAAAGTGAATCGAGAAGTCATTTACCTCGGAAGTTTTCTTACGGAAGAAGAGGCCGCAAGAGTCAGGGATGAGGCGTCAATAAAATACTTCGGAGAGTTCGCGTATTTGAATTTCTTGGACGAGGTCGCCGATGCGACTTCGCTGTGATCTCCGTAAATATCAGCGCGCCGGAATTAAGTTCCTGCGTGAGAAGAAGCGATGTGCGATGTTCGTAGATTGTGGCTTAGGGAAAACGGCGATCTCGCTGACCGCTATCGCGGACCTAGCTTCTGAACTAGCGGTCGGTCGAGTTCTCGTGGTTGCTCCTAAGCGTGTCGCCCGCATCGTCTGGACGGAAGAAGCCAGGGAATGGACACATACTCGCGATCTCACGTTCGCGAAGCTGTACGGGCCTCTGAAGAAGCGTCGCGCGGAGTTGAAGAAGGCAGCGGACATTTACCTCATCACGACTGATCTCGTGACATGGCTCCTGGAAGAGTTCGAGGGCAAGAATTTTCCGTTCGACGCGATCTTTATTGACGAGTCATCCAAGTTCAAGCATCACGATTCGCGCCGTTCGAAGGCAATGCGAATATTGTCGAAGGACGTAACGTATCTCGTTCTTCTCACAGGTACGCCAAGCGCGAACGGTCTGCATGACTTGTGGGCGCAGATTTATTTGCTCGATCGTGGCGCGAGACTCGGTCACACGTTGAAGGCGTTTAGGCAGCGCTACTTCCATCCCAACATAGACGGCGCCGGTTATAGACCGATGGCCCACGCACAATCCGCAATCCAGAAACGGATTTCCGATATCTGCTTCACCCTGCGGAGTGAAGACTATCTTGAACTTCCGGAGCGTATTGATAATAGAATCGCAATAGACCTCCCGGACGAGACCCTTCGCAGGTATAGGAGGTTCGAGCGAGAGTACGTCCTCGAAGTCGCAGAGGGGCAGAAGATCACCGCCCTGTCTTCGGCTGCGCTCTACCAAAAGTTGCTTCAGTGTGCGAACGGCGTGGTGTACGACTCCGAGCGAAAGGAGATCGAATTTCACCGTGAAAAGGTTTCTGCGCTGAGTGACATCGTAGACGAGGCACAAGGCGAGCCGGTTCTTGTTGCCTACAACTTCAAATCCGATATCCGCGCAATTCGCAGGGAATTCCCTAATGCGCGAATTTTGGGTGACGACTCGTCTGCGATCGACGAATGGAACAAAGGCAAAATCCCTATTCTACTGGCCCACCCTCAGAGTGCAGGCCATGGTCTTAACTTGCAGTTCGGCGGCGGAATCATCGTTTGGTACGGGCTGACCTGGAATCTTGAGTATTACCTTCAGTTCAATAAGCGCATTCATCGCCACGGACAAACGAGGAAGAACGTGATCGTTCATCATCTCATCGCGCGTAAAACGATAGACGAGACTGTGATGAAGGCACTGCACCGGAAGGATAAAGACCAAAATGCCCTCCTTGACGCGCTCAAAGAAAAGGTTCGAGAACTACTTTTGGTTGCGTGAGTTGCATACCGATTATGTCAAATCGCTTTGGAGAATGCCGGATCATCGTCTAGGATGCCTCATCGTTGCAGAGAGGCATCCAATGAAGCCGAGAGAATTCCACCAACGGTTAGCGCAAGCGTGCGACAATATGGGCCATGTAATCCCGCCTTACGGCCACGGCCGGCAGGTTTACATCGCTAAGCATCTGAAGGTCACGCAGGAAGCAGTTCGCAAGTGGTTCACAGGCGAAGCTCGACCTCGCGTTGCGAAGATGCGCGAGTTGGCGTTACTACTGGAAGTTGATGAAGCCTGGTTGGCTCTAGGTGTAGAGCCAGAAATGGATCGCAAGGAAAAGCGGCTTCACAACTCGAAGACGGAAGGTTCGATCTATCTCTTGTTCGGAATGTTCACGCTCGCGGGCGGGCATTGCGCGTTCCCAGGCGATATGGATTCGAGGAAAGACTACGTGGACTTCTACACGATCATCCACGGCAAACAGCTTGCGATTCATGTCTCCACGGGACGAGAAACAACCCGCGGTAGATACGAATTCATCGTCCCACGGGAATACGATGACGTTAGATGCGTTGGCATCGTGCATCACGGAGGAATCCGTTTTCACGTCATCGATTTGAAGAATGAGACGATCGCTACACACAAGCAGCGAAAAGGCGGCGGCTATGTCGTCACCATGGGCCTATCGAACAACGTGTATCAGAGCGGCCCGGACACATGGCCGCGAATCAAGCACCTTGGAGACCTCTGACAATGACTGAACGTCCCTGGATGCCTCTCGATGAATTCGCCCCGCTTTTCGGCGTAACGCCTGAAACAGCGAAGAATAAAATTGCTATGGGAACGTTCGAGATCAGCACCTATAAGCTCGGTCGGATCATAGTGGCCGACCGAGCAGTTGTTGATGCGTTTTTCGAAGCGAGACGTAAGGAAGGTCTTTCTGCGCTCGGCAACTCAACCAAAAGGTGAGCCATCAACTTTCGCCCTTGAGACGGCGAACTGCGGCTGGACCGAGATGCAGATGTTCCGGTTTTAGATGCGTGTACTTTCGCAGCGTCGCCCAATCCCGGTGGCCGGTGACGAGAGTAACTTCCGGAACATCGAATCCTTGTTCGAACATTCGCGACGTGGCTTCATGCCGCGAGTCATGGAAACGAACGTTTGGCAAGCCGGCGAGCTTCTTGGCGCGACGGAACGCGGAGCCGGCAGATTCCGACTTATAGGGGAAGAACAGATCGGCCTTGTCTGGATTGTTCGGGTCGTGTTGTACGGGCTGACGTTGCAGGATGTCCCAGGCGGCGCCGAGCAACGGAACGCGCTGGTGGTTGCCCCACTTCTCGGTCGGATGTTTGCGATCCAGAACGACAGTCGTCTTGGTCTTCTCATCGGTGAGCGAGCGTCGGAGTCGGCACACTTCGTCGAGCCGCAAGCCGGTAATCATCGATACATCGGCAATGTCTCCGACCGGTATCGAGGATCGGATTTTGCCCTTGACCGAGGCGAGGGTTTCGTCGCTAACACGCTGGTCTCTCGACTTCCCTTTCGAGATCAGTCCCATCTTCAGGAGAACGGCTTTCCCACGACGGATATCGGACCATGGCACTTCGATGTTCCACAACGTCTCGGCTGTGCTGAGGCCGCTTGTGATGAGCGAGAAGTAACGCATCCTGGATTGCGGAGCACACGTCTGTTTCGTCGCCCATTTAACCCACCACTCGGCGTCCATCTCGCCGAGAACCGTTCCTGTGAGTTCGGTGTACCACCGTCGAAGATGCGCGAGGACCGCCCGTGGACGCGGCTTCTTCGTGAAAACTTCGTCGTAATACTTCTTCAGCAACACGCCGACATCTGCGTGCGTAGGCAGCTTGCGAAGCTCCATGGCGTGCTCGATCTGAGCGATCCACCGCTTCGCGACTGCGCGCGTTTTGAAGGTTTTAGTTCGAGTCTTGTGTCCGCGTTTGCGGATGATGGCGCGGTACGAAGCGCCTCGCTTGACGATGGTTGCCATGCGCGATCGATGGTAACACGCGCGGTAACACTTCTAACACAGCCGAGATCGGCATTGCGTGATCGATCATGGACTTACGTGACCGAGTCGGTGTTCGAGAATGGTCGGAAATTCAGCAACTTAGCCCAATGCGCGTCCTCCCAATAAACGCGAACCGGATGCGCGAAAACAGAATTTGTAGGAATAGTTGCAGAATCAGTAGGTTGGAGCATAGATTATGTAAAGACACTCACAAATTTTGTGAGGGTAACAAGAATGGTAACACCGCAGACTCCCGCCCTCGGCCTCATTGCTCGCTTCGAAGATCACTTGGTTCGGTCTCCGTCCGAGTGCGCTCGCATCCTCGGCGTCAGCTACTCGGCCTACTCCAATTACAGCAAAAACGACACTGCCATTCCCGACTACATGCGCAACCACATCGACGTGATCTTCCGACTACCGCTAGACCGTCTCCATGAACTCGTCAAGGAGCGGCTACATGGCAACTAGGGGAGTCAAGGGGGACGCGGGCCGGAACGAACTGATCCGTGTTGGTGCGAACGCCGCCGCGCTCTCCGCGATTTTCGCGAAGGATGTCAAGACCGTCAAAGGCATTCTAGCGAAGAACCGGGTCCAGTTCACGCTAACCGAGGACGGGCGCCAGCTTTACGCCCTTCGCGACGTGGCGCCTTACCTGATCGATCTGTCGAACGTTGTCGATGTCGAATCGATCATCCAGAACATCTCGATCAAGAAGCTGCCTCCCGAACTGACGAAGACCTTTTGGGAAGCGAAGAACGCGCGACGCAAGTTCCTTGAAGAAGGAAAGCAGCTATGGCGCACGGATGCCGTGGTGGAAACGCTGCTGAATGTCGCCAAGGTTCTTCGTCAGAGCGTCAACCAGTTCGTCGATAACCTCGATGACCGCGTAGAGCTTTCCCAAAAACAGCGTCAACTCATGGAAGAAATGTGCGACGGCTTGCTTGCTTCCATGCGTGAGCAGCTTCAGGAAGCGTTCGCGTTTTACGCCCCTTCCGTTCCGGAGCGGGAGATCGAAGAGCTAGAAGAGCCTACCTCTGCTGAAGACAAGAGACCACGCGATGAGTTTGACGATTAGCAGGACACCGGACTTCGAAACGCTAGGAGACCTGATTTACACGCAGGCAGATGCGTTTTCTCCCCGAGAAAGGCTTCGAGTGTCTGAAGCCGCCGAGAAGTACCGCTGGCTACACAACCCTGGCGCATACACCGGCCCGTTCAGGAATAGCAAAGTCCCGTACATGATCGAACCGCAAGACGTGCTCGTGGCCCGCGAGTACAGCGCGGCCGTTTTCGTCGGTCCTGCGCAGTCCGCAAAGACGGAAACCTTATTGCTGAACTGGTTGTCGTACTCGGCGAAATGCGATCCCATGGACATGCTTTTCGTCCAGACGGCGCAGAATACAGCGCGCGACTTTTCAATCCGTCGAATCGATCGTTTGCACCGCCACTCCAAAGCGATCGGCGAACTCGTTTTAGGCGGTAACAAGGACAACGTTTTCGACAAGCACTACCGCAGCGGAATGATGCTGACGTTGGCGTGGCCGTCGATCAATGAACTGTCTGGTAAGCCGATCGGACGGGTCGCGCTCACCGACTACGACCGAATGCCGGAAAACGTCGATGGCGAAGGCGCCCCGTTCGACCTGGCACGCAAGCGAACCACGACATTCAAGTCTTCGGCCATGACCCTCGCCGAGTCGTCTCCTGGATTCGAGATCGCCGATCCCCGTTGGCTTGCGTCTACGCCGCACGAAGCGCCGCCCTGCCCCGGCATCCTCGCGCTGTATAACCGTGGTGATCGTCGCCGTTGGTACTGGCCGTGTCCGGTTTGCAATGAGTTCTTTGAGCCGTCGTTCAAGCTGTTGAAGTGGGACCCGACAACCGACCTCGTTGCCGCCGCCGAATCAACGCGAATGATTTGTCCTTTTTGCACGAAAGGGATCGAACACTTTCACAAAGAAAGCATGAATCTCGAAGGTCACTGGTTGGCCGAAGGTCAGGAGATCGATCGCGAGGGGCGAATCACCGGGCGTCCGATTCGCTCCGACATTGCGAGCTTCTGGCTGAAAGGTCCGGCAGCAGCGTTCATCACATGGCAGAAGATGGTGATGAACCTACTTCTCGCGGAACAAGAGTACGAGCGTACAGGATCGCAGGAAGCGTTGAAGTCGACAGTCAACACGGATCAAGGCGAGCCGTATTTGAAGCGCGGGCTTGAAAGCATGCGAGCGCCGGAGGACTTGAAGGATAGAGCGCTCACTGTTCCGATGAAAGCTGAAGGCGGGGATGACAGACCACTCGTTCCGGAAGGTGTGCGATTCTTATTGGCGCAAATCGACTCGCAATCTAACCGTTGGGAGGTTCAGATTCATGGAATCATTCCTAACGGCGAGGGTTATGACATCCAGGTAGTCGATCGTTTCCCAATCATCAAGTCGAAGCGCATCGACGAGCGCACAAACGAGCACGCGTGGGTTCGCCCTGGTACATACCTCGAAGACTGGGACCTCATCACAGAAGAAGTGATTCTCCGAGAATACGAACTCGCTGATCGTTCTGGATTCATGCCGATCAAGCTCACCGTCTGCGACTCGGGCGGCAAGGATGGAGTCACGGCAAACGCGTACAAATACTGGTTCAAACTTCGTCGAGAGGGAATGCATCAACGTCTGTTACTCGTTAAAGGTGATGTTCGCCCAGGCGCTCCGCGAATTCGAATTGAATACCCGGATGCCGGTGATAAGTCGAACGTCGCTAACGCTCGCGGCGAAATTCCGGTGCTCTTCATAAACACTAACACGGTCAAAGATGACCTGAATGGTCGCCTGGATAGAACGGACGATGGCAATGGCCGAATCCTCTATCCGGATTGGCTTCCGGATTCGTGGTTCGTCGAACTCACCGCAGAACGCCGGACTCCGAAGGGATGGGAGAACACACGCGGACGCCGGAACGAATCGTGGGACTTGCTCGTGTACTGCATCGCCACCTGTTTGCATCTAGGCGTCGAACGGTGGACGTGGCGCAACGTGCCCGGATGGGCGCAAGAATGGGAAACCAATACACTTGTTAGAAAAGCCGACCAGGAGCGCCGCTTTACACCACCAGAAAAGGTACAGCAGGATACCTTCGCGCGGCTTGGCGCCGCCTTGGGATAACGATGGCGACACTTGACCAATTGAAAGCTCGACTCGAACGAGCGGAAGAAGCATATGACGCGCTGATGATCGGAGAATCGGCTCGAACTGTTGTCGATTCGAACGGTGAGCGCGTCGAGTACACATCTACCAATGCGACGAAGCTCGAAGCCTACATCGAAAAGCTGAAATGGGAGATCGCCAATTACGGCAAGATATCCCGTCGAGGTCCGGCCGGAGCAATCTTCTGATGACAGACGAGATCACCATCGAAACCACCGCTCCCGTCTCCGCTGAGACTCAACCTCCGGTTGCCAATGCAATCGGAGGTGCATATGAAGGCGCCTCTCGCTTCGAACGCGAACTCGCCTCCTGGCGAGCCCCTCTCTTCTCTCCGGACGGAGAAATCAATCGGGACAAGAGGACCCTCGATGCGCGCGTGAATGACATGCAGCGCAACGACGGGTATTCCATGGGGGCGATCAGCACGCATCGCGATTCCGTGGTAGGTGCGCAGTTCACTTTGAACGCGCGACCGAATCTTCGAGTGCTCGGACTCGACGAAACCTGGTCGGAAGAGTTTCAGGAAGAAGTTGAAGCAAAATTCAACGTATGGGCCGAAGCGCAAGAGAACTGGCCCGATGCGGCGGGACGCAACACGTTTACCAGCCTCATTCGCCTAGCCGTCGTCGGCTTCGTTTCGACCGGTGAAGTGCTCGGGACGGCAGAATGGAAGCGCAGTGTCTTCCGTCCTTTCTCGACGTGCGTTCAGATGGTGGACCCGCAACGCCTGTGCAATCCGAACGATACGGAGGATACGGAGTATCTTCGCCGTGGCATCGAGATCGATCGGTACGGCGAGCCGCAAGCCTACTGGTTCCGCATGGGTTATCAGACCGATTCCTATGCCACGGCGAACGCGTATCGCTGGCGACGCGTCCAGGCATACAAGCCTTGGGGGCGCTTGCAGGTCATCCATATCATTGAGCAGATTCGCCCCGGTCAAACCCGTGGCGTCGCCGAAATGGTGTCGGCGTTGAAAGAGATGCGGATGACGAAGCGGTTTAGCGAAGTCGCTTTGCAGAATGCCGTTATCAACGCGACTTACGCTGCATCGATCGAGTCGGAGCTTCCGCGAGAGGCTGCTTACGAATTGATCGGCGCAGGAGCGGGGGCCGGTACAGAGGCAGGCGGAACGCTGGCGTACTGGCAAAAGCTCATGACGGCGTTCGAAGCGTTTTATTCGACAGCGCCGAATATTGCGATCGACGGCGCCAAGATTCCGCATCTTCCGCCCGGATCGAAGCTCAACCTTCGCCCGATCAAAGCGGACAGCAACCTTGGTTCGGAATTCGACGATCGCTTGCTTCGCCGAATTGCGGCTTCCCTCGGCCTCAGCTACGAGCAGTTCACGCGGGATTACACGAAGACGAACTACTCATCGGCCCGCGCTTCTATGGCCGAAACATGGAAGTACATGCAGTCGCGCAAACGGCTCGTCGCAGATCGTTTCGCCTCTTCGATCTATGCTCTCTGGCTGGAAGAAGCGCTCAACCGGGGCGAGATCACGGCCATGCCGCGAAATGCGCCGAGCATGTACGACAGTCCGATGTACCGCGCAGCGTATACACAATGCGACTGGATCGGCGCTTCGCGCGGTCAGATCGACGAACTGAAGGAGACGCAGGCTGCGGTGCTTCGTATCAATTCCGGTCTTTCGACTCGCGAAACCGAAATGGCGCGACTCGGCGTCGATTGGCGTCAGGTGTTCAAGCAACTGGCTCGCGAAAAGAAGGTCGCAGAAGATAATGGTCTGATGTTCACCGCAGACCCGACGAAGCCGGGGACATTGAGTTCCGAGCGCGGCGGCGAAGAAGCTACGACAACGAGAAAATCCAACGAGGAAGAGGAATGAAGATCATAAGTTCGAGCTTCGTCCAGAAGTTCAATGAGCAGCCGGCGATGCTGTCGCCGCAAGCCTTTCAACACCTGGAACATCTGATCCGCGATTCTGAAAGGCCGCAAGGAGAAGTGCCGTTCGATGAGATGTGTGCGGCAGCGTATGGCTTTCCGGTCACGGATCGCGATAAGCCGTTCGTTTTTTCCAATGGCATTGCGTTCATTCCCGTGTACGGTGTGCTTCTCCACAAGTACAACTACTCGTGGGAGGGCGCGACGGGGTACGACTACATCCGTGCTCGATTCGATGCCGCGATCGGTGACAGCCAAGTGAAGGGCATCGTGTTCGACGTGAACTCCCCCGGTGGTCAGGTCGCCGGCAATTTCGAACTCTCCGATCACATCTACAAGAATCGCAAGGCGAAGCCAATGATCGCGCTCGTGGATGCGATGGCTGCCTCTGGCGGTTATTCGCTCGCATCTTCGACAGGGCGAATCGTCGCAACGCCGAGCGCTATCGCTGGCAGTATCGGTGTCGTGATGATGCACGTCAGCGTGAAGCGGGCATTCGAAGATTTCGGTATCGACATCAATCTCATCTACGCGGGCAAGCACAAGGTCGATGGGTCTCCGTACAAGGAACTCTCCGACGATGCGCGTCAGCGATTTCAAGCGAGCGTCGATCGCTCGTATGACCAGTTCGTGTCCCTGGTATCTCGTAACCGGGGACTCGAAGCCGACGACGTTCGGGCGACGGAGGCGTTGACGTATGACGCCTCTGAAGCCAAACGGGTTGGCCTCGTAGACGCTGTGCAGGAGCCGGTAGCGGCCTTGGCGGCGTTCCGGAAGGAGCTTTCCGGCTCTTCACAAACCTTCGGAGGTACTGCAATGTCTGATGCATCCAAGCCGGAAGCGAACTCGAACGCTTCCACCGATACCCCTTCTTCCAAGGAGAACAACGTGACCACGGTGAACGAACGCGAGCGCATCTCGACCATTCTCGGCTGCGATGAAGCCAAGAACCGCCAGGCGCTCGCCAAGCACATCGCCTTCAATACCGATATGGCGGCCGATGACGCGAAGGCGATGCTCTCCGCATCTGCGGAGGAACCGACCGAGAAGTCCAACGGCTTTATGAAAGCTATGGACGAAGGCAAGCATCCGGACATGGATGCGGGCGACGGCAACGACAAGGGCGGCGCGGAAGCGAGCGTTGGGGACCGCATCTCGAAGACCTACGCTTCTTTCCATGGCATCAAAAACCACTAACCGTTAGCTCTTCAACCATCCGTTGTTATTCCTGATCTCAGAATAGAGGACACAGCAATGCCCACCATCAATGACATCCATATGGCTTCCGGTCCGAACGAGGAAGCCTACGTGCCGGAGCAACTTCGCGCGGGCGACGGCGACTTCCTGACCCGCAGCGAAGTCTTCGAAACAGGCCATGGTGTGATCGCACAGTACACCGTGGTCGCTCGTGAAACCGCGAGCGGCAAGATCGTGCCGTGGGACCCGGCTTCTGCGGACGCAGGCACCGCTGTCGCGCTTGGCGTGACGTGCTATGCGGTCGATACCACGGCGAGCGATGTTGATGCCGCGATCTACGTCGGCGGTTTCTTCAACACCGATGCCCTGGTGTGGCCCGTTGGCGCCACTGATGCGCAGAAGACCGCAGCGTTCGACGGCACCAACATCACGCACCGCACCCTCTGGAAGTCGGTTCCCGCCGCCTAACAGTCCACCCCCTCGGCTTAGTACGCCAATCGCACACATCTCATTCGCGAGGAAAAAGAAATGGCTTTCCAGACCTACGATACCGCCGAACTGGTGAAGGTGATCCGAACCGTTCGCGCACCGACGAGCTACTGGCTCGATCTTCTCTTCCCTTCCACCATCACCTTCGATTCCAAAGAGATCGATTTCGATCTCGTGGATCGCAGTCGTCGTCTCGCTCCCTTCGTAGCGCCGACCGCACAAGGCGTGCCCATGTTGCAGGAAGGCTATGTCACTCGTCGCTTCACGCCGGCCTACATCAAGCCGAAAGACATGGTGGACCCTGCGCGTCTGTTGAAGCGCCAGGCGGGCGAAGCGTTCCTCGGCGAATTGTCGCCGCAGCAGCGTGAAGACCTGATCGTCGCCGACATCCTCGAGACCCATCGCTTCGCAATTGAACGTCGTTGGGAATGGATGGCGTGCGAAGCCGCAGTGAAGGGTGCAGTGACCGTTTCCGGTCCGGATTACCCGACGAAGACGGTTTCGTTTGGTCGGGCCGCGTCGTTGACGAAAAACCTGACCGGTGCCGCACGTTGGGGCGGCGCTGGCGTGACGGGCGCCGACACGGCGCTGAAGGACATCGAGACCTGGATGCAGGAAGTGCATCGCATCTCGGGCTACACGCCGAACCGGATCACGATGGGCATCAACGCGTGGGACGCTTTCAAGGCGCAGCCTGGCGTGGAGAAAATGCTCGACACGCGTCGCGGTTCCGCCAATTCCCTCGAAACGGGTCCCGGCGCGGGCCTCCCCTGGCAGTACCGTGGTTCGCTCGACAGCGCGGGCGGTCTGCAAATCTGGACCTACAACGACATCTACGAGGACGAGGAAGGCAATTCGGTCAACTTCTTCGACCAAGATTCCATCGTGCTCACGTCGCCAGCTGTCGAAGGCGTCCGCGCGTTCGGTGCCATCATGGACCGCCGCGCCGGATGGATTCCCACGGCCATGTTCTCGAAGATGTGGGAGCAGGAAGACCCGTCGTGTCTGTACCTGATGACGCAGAGCGCGCCGCTGATGATTCCCACCCGTCCGAATGCCTCGCTGACCGCCAAGGTCATCAACCCGGCCTGATCGACGGCACGTCCTTAACGCGGCCCTCTTCAACGGGGGCCGCAAGATGGAGAGGAATCATGGGCAGCGTAAAGATGGTACAGGTCGTAGCGTTGCATGACCTCAGCTATATCGACCACAACAACGAGCCGCAGTACCGACGGCAGAGTTCGGTTCCGTTTGACCTCGATGAGAATAACGCAAAGCAATTCATGGCCCGCAAAGCCGTTCGAATTATCGACGAGTTCGATGACGATGGACTCTCCGTAGTCGTCGAAGTCGTGGTGGAAGAGGCAGCAGTCGCGTCGGAGGCGTCGGTGAATCCGGTGCAGCCGCCCGTCAGCAAGCATTTCTTCGGCAAAAAGGGGAAGGACAGGCGCAAATGAGTTGGGGCGAGATTCGCGCAAGGGCCAATCGCGTCGTTCACACGACGTTCGCACGCGAGGCAACGTACACGGCACCGGCCGAAGGCTCGACGCCGGTCCCTGCGCGAATCCGGCTTCACGACAAATTCCTGCGGTTCGGCGATCTTGATCGCGAAGGCTATGCACAGGTCATCGATGACGTGTGTGAAGTCCGCGTTGACCTCGGCGAACTGGTTCCTGAGAGATATGGAAAGATCGATTTTCAAGGCATTCGGATTTACGACATTACGGAAGTCGTCCCGGATGATTCCCGTGGTTATTGGACGTGCAAGGTGCAGCCCACATGACGGTCGAGATCGTAAGCCGTGGCCTGGAAGAGCTTCGCGATTATTTTGAGAGGCTACCGTCCGTTGCCCAGCAGGCGTCCGTTCTGGCGGTTAACCGTGGCGCGCAGTTCGGCTCGACGCTTGCTCGACGTGAGACGCGTGATCAGGTGAACTTCTCAGCTTCGTATCTCAACGCGGAAGCGAGCGATGGGCGTCCGCGCCTCGGGATTGTCAAACGCGCTAGAGGCGACGACGTGGAAGCGGTGATCCGGGGGCGTGAACGCCCCACTTCACTCGCACGTTTTGTCGTAGGCAGCCGCGCTCTCGGAAGGCGTACGTCCGGTCGTCCGGTACGCGTGAAAGTCAAGTCAGGAGGAAGCACAGTTGGAATGCCTTCCGCCTGGCTTGTGCGCCTTCGCGCCGGCAAGCGTCTCGATGACGAAGTGTTCAACGTCGGTCTCGCTATTCGGTTGAAGCCGGGTGTCCGCATCAACAAGAAACAATTCGGTGTGCAGTCCTTCGGACGCAACGTCTATCTGCTTTACGGTCCCTCGGTTGCGCAAGTGTTCCGAAGCGTTGCTCGCGACCTTAGCGATCCGGTTTCGGATGTTGTCGTCGAAGAATTCGTTCGACAGTTCGAGAGGCTTTCGAAATGAACGAGAGCAAGCGTCTTCGTGTTTTGAAGCTGTTGACCCGCTGGCTCGAACAGGAAATCACGGGCCTAAACGGATACAGGCACGATCTCGCTGATTCGGTTTTTCGCGGGCGCCTGCTGTTCACAGAGAATGATCCGCTACCATGCCTCTCCATCTTGGAGGCGTTGAACCCTGATCGTGATCCACTTCGCGCTGGCAACAACGACAACATTGCGTCAAACAAGACGAGCGAACGATGGGTCCTTCTTCTTCAAGGATGGTCGAAAGATGATATTCGGAATCCGACCGATTCTGCGTATGAGCTCATGGCTGATGTGAAGAAAGCCGTTGCGAAGCTGTTCGACGACAAAACAAACGATGCTGGCCTGGAAATCGATATGGGAGGCGGCGATCTCGTTCGCGCCTTTTATTTAGGTGGTCTCGTGAATGGAGCGGAGATCGAACCTGGCACGGTTCGCCCGCCCGAGCAGAACACCGAGAAAGCGTTCTTCTGGATGCGAGTCATCTTGAAGTTCACCGAGAGGGTACAGGACCCTTACTTGTATTCCTGATTTCTCACTAACGGAGATACCGAAATGGCTTTGATGACCAAAAACTACACGCTCGGTAAGGGTCGTGTGTACTTCGACGCGTTCGCGCAAGGCACGCTCAACCCGCAAGGCGAGCGTTACTTCGGCGACACGATGGAGTTCAATCTGACCTCCGAATCCGAATCCTTGGATCACTTCGATAACGACGCCGGCATTCGCGTTAAGGACGCATCTGTTCTCTTGGAATTGACGCGCACCGGCACGCTTATCACCGAGAACATCTCGCCCGAGAACATGGCGCTGTTCTTCTTGGGTTCAGCGAGCGCGCTTTCGCAGGCGGCGGCAACCGCGCAAACCTCGACCTATGCGACCGTGAAGAAAGGTTACTTTTATCAGACGGGTGTGTCTCCGACGCGACCCGAGGGCGTTCGCAAAATCGCAAACGTCACCGTCGAGCCTGCCGGTGGCGGCACGGCGTATGTTCTCGATACGGATTACCGTGTCGATCTCGACACCGGCCGTATCGAGATTCTGGAAACCGGCGCAATCGTCGAGGCCACCGGAATCGATATCAACTACGATGTGACGGCCGCGACGTTCACGCGAATCGTCACGGCGGCGGATGCAGAGATCAAAGGTGCTGTGCGTTTCATTTCCACAAACCCGCAGGGCGAGAAATTCGACTACTACCTGCCTTACGTGACCTTGCGTCCGAACGGCGACTTCGCGTTGAAGTCCGGCGAAGAGTGGCAGCAGTTGGGGTTCACGCTTGAAGTGCTCAAGAAGGACGACAATACCGAAGCGATGTACATCAACGGCCGTCCGGCGCCCTGATCCAACACGGGGGAACGGTCGAGGTTGGTCCGTTCCCCTCCTTTTAACTCCAACCGGGTAGAAACAAATGGCTCTTAGCGATTACGAAATTCCGCGCACATCGGTCCCTCTCAACAATGGGAACGCGATCGAAGTTCGCGGCATGTCTCTAACGGATGTTTCTCTCTTGTATCGAATCCACGAAGAATCCGTGGATGAGATCGTCAAGATGTTCAAGGGTAAGCTCGTAGGCGCAGCCACACCGGACGAAATCGGTGAAGCGGTCACAAACGATTCGAAAGGCATCGTCATCGAGTTCCTTCGTCACTTCCCCCTTGTTGCATCGAACATCATTGCTCTTGCCTGCGATGAACCGGACGCCTGGCGAAAGGCGCAAGAGTTGCCGATGCCGGTCCAGGTCGAAGCCCTGGTCGCTATCTCACGGCTCACCTTCGAGGACATCAACGGCTTCAAGAAATTCGTGGGAAACGCCCTGGCGGTGATTCGAAGCGTCGCCAAAGAGACGCCGCCAGCAAAAAGCAAGAAGGCGACGAAATCCACTGGTACTACGGACTAAGGCGTGACGCTTCTCTGCTACTCGCAGAAGGGCACCCCCGAGCCTGGTTGTATCCGCTAGTTCGTCTTTGGTGGGAGGCACGAATAGCAAGAGAACGAATTACCGAACACCTGGCTTTAGAAGCCTCTCTGCAACACTCAGCGTTGACGGCGATCGTCGAGTCGGTGTTCGCGAAGAAAGGTGCCGGTCGTCCCGCAAACAAAGAGTTCCAGAAGCTAATCAAGAGACTTTCCGATGGCGAAGCAAGCTGACGTTGAATTTCGAATCCGTTCGCGTGATCTCAGCGCCAAGTCCATCGAGAAGATCACGCAGGAACTTCAGGAACTGATCGATACCCAGGAACGGCAGAGGACAACGGCTGCCGCTTCTTCTGCTACCGTCAAGTCTCTTGAAGCGGATTACAAGAGACTCGGCGCAACGCTGAATGATCTCGCGACGAAACGTAACGCGGTTGAAGTCCTGGTTGGCCGCAAACAAGAACTCGATGCTGCGAAAGCACGACTCAATGATCTTCGTCGCGAACTGGCTGAGCTTCTGTCGATTCGTTCCCGTGGAACGTTCATCGGCGACATCGACAAAGCGATCAAGAACGTCCAGAAGTCAGTGTCGGGCGCTGAGCGAGATTTCAACAAAGCCGCGAACGGCGTCGAGCGGCTTGAGAACAGTCTTCGCTCTTTGGGGGTCGATGCCTCCAAAACAGAGCAAGCGCTTCGCGACATCGCATCGGCCCAGGATCAGGCCGTCGTTGCACAGGCGCGCACGTCGCAAGCCCTTCAGGAGCAGCGTCAAGCGCTTGTAGCGTCTTCAGCCGCAATGGCGCAGCAGGAAGAGGCCGTCCGCCAGGCTGTAGAAGCTGAGAAGCGATATCAACAAGAACTGGCCGACAGCATCGCTTTTGAACAGAAGCGCGCCGACGCCGCTCGCCGTTTCCGGCAAGCGGAGTTGCAGCAAACCTTCGACACGGCGGCACAGCTCGAACAGCAGCGGGCCGCACAGGACGCCCTAGAACGTAAGGTCGCCGCGCAGGTTCGAGAGCGCGACGCGGCCCTTCGGGTTCTCGAAATCAACCGCCGCGCCGACGCCGTGGAAGCGCGCCTGGCGCAGCAGCGAAGAAACCTGGCCGGCAGTACGACTTCCCTGGCTACCGCCAGCCAGCGCGCCGCAAGGGCGCAAGCGGACCTGTCGGAGCAAGGTCGCCGCGCTCTATCATTCACACAGCGCCTCCGTGGTCAGATTCTTTCACTGGCCTCTGCGTACTTTGGCGTCTTCGAAGCGATCAACACGATCCGTCGCGCGGTCCAGGTGGACATCGAGAGGCAAGGCGCTCTTGTCCGCCTCCAAGTTGCTGAAGGCGGCGATCTGCGTCGTGCTGGCGAGGAAATGAACTTCGTGCGTGAGCAGGCCGATCGCCTTGGTCAGTCACTCACCCCGCTCGCGAATCTGTATTCCAGGTTCAAGATCGCGGCTGAAGGCGCAGGACAGACGGCCGAGACCACGCGCAAGACCTTCACCGACTTCGCTGAAGCGGCAACGGTTCTGCAACTTTCGCAAGAGAACGTGGATGGAATCTTCCGAGCGCTCGAACAGTCTTTTTCGAAAGGCGTCATCCAGGCGGAAGAACTCCGTGGGCAGTTGGGCGATCGTCTCCCTGGTGCGTTCACGAAGCTCGCTGCGGCGATCGGTGTCTCCACGGCTGAACTCAACAAGCTCTTGGAAGAAGGCGCGGTCTCAGCGAATGCGTTGCCGCTTCTCGGTGAGTTCTTGGCCGATGAAGTTGCATCGGGTTTGCCAGAAGCGACACAGAATCTTCGTGCGGACCTTGAACGCCTAAAGACGGCGTTCGATGATTTTCTTGAGTCGGTTGCTCGCGGTGGATTGCGTGAAGAGCTTCAAGGCTTGTCGCAAGAACTAAGCACTTTCTTCAGGTCGGAAGAAGGACAGCAGTTCGCCCGCGAAGTTGCAGCCGGGTTTTCGCAGATCATTGAAGCTGGCCGTGGTTTGCTGCAAATCCTTCCGCAGATCGTGCTTGCATTCAAGGCTCTTATCGCGGTCGCGGTCGCGCGTTGGGTTAGCCAGTTCGTCGTAGGCGTCGGTCAGGGTGTTCGTGCTCTCAATCTGTTGCGGACAACTGCAACCGCCGCTTCGGTCTCCGTTCGCAATCTCGGTCGCGCGGTTGCAACGTCTCTCGGCCCTATCAGCCTCATCATCACGCTCGCGGCCGAGGCGTTTTTCTACTTCAAATCCCGAGCAGACGAAGCTACCGAATCGATTGAGGATCAGGAAGACGCGTTCGACAAACTGGCCGAAGCTACGGCGTCGAACCGTGGCGAACTTCTCGGTTTGGCGGAAGCTGAGCAGGAAGCGCTCACGAACTCGCGTAACATTGCGGCTCAAAAGCGAGATGAGGCGTTGGCCCGTCTCGGCAATGCCAAGGCGATTGTTGCGGAACTCAAAGCGCAGAACGAGTTTTCTAAGACAGAGGTTATCCGTTCTCGCGGAGAATTCTTCACTCAAGAGTCAGTAACCCCTCTCGGACGTGCGGCGCTAGAAACCATCGGTGAAGCTCAGGCCGAAGTAGATAAGCTCGATGCGCAGCTACAAAAACTAGACGTTCAGATTTCCAGGGGGGAGGCCCGGATTTCGGGCGCGCGTGCAAAGAAGACGGCCGAAGACATCAAACGGGAGCAAGATGCGCTCCGTGAGTTCGAAGCTATCCGAACCGAACTCAACGACAAGGCCAACCAGGAGCGGTTCAAGAAGGACAAGGCGTACTACGACGCCCTGGTGAATCGTGCTCGTGTCGCGAACAAAGAGCTTCGCGGGGTTTCCCAGGACAATTTGAAAGCGTCTACTGAAGACGCGGCCGATTCGTTCAACCAGTTTTTCAGCCGGCTTCGTGCGGATCGCGCCGGCGTCGATCTCTCGGCACTCACCAAAAGCACGGACAAAGCGGCCTCCCGAGCAAAGAAAGCAGCCGAGAAACTGGCCGAAGATCGTAAGCAGATCGCCGAGCGCACAGCCGACGCCCTGGCCGATATCGAGTCCGACATCGCGCAGGTTCGCATCGAAAAGGAGGCGACGACTTCGGAACAAATTCAGGCGAATCTTCAGCAGCAACTTCTCATCATCGACAAGGACATCCAGAAGCGCCGGATGGACTTGGAGGACCTTCGCCGACAAGCCCAAAAGCTCAAAGCGCCAGGTTCCATCGATACGGCGAACAAAGGTCTAGGGGAACTGGATACCTTGAGAGAAGAGCAACGCGCTCGCGCGAAGGCCAATGCCGTCCTCGACGAGATGAAGTTGAAGGAGAAGCAGCTAAACGATCTGCTGGACGTTCGCAACGCAAAGCTCGATACAATCAATACGCAGCAAGAGCTAAACATCTTCACGCAGTCTGAGGCGCAGGCACGCGCGTTCGAAGTCCAATCGGCCGCGAGCGATGCGTTGCTGGCGAAGCTAACGTCCCTTCAGGCATATATCGAAGCCAATCGCGATCAGCTTTCCAAGTTCATCAATGTCGATGCCGAACTCGAAAAGCTCGGCCAGCTTAAGGTCGAACTCGAATCTCTGCCGACGCCCGTCGATCGAGCGAAGACCGCCATCGCGGAAGACTTTGCGGGCGGCGCGGCCGACGCCATCGGAGCGTTGGCGGAAGGTATTGCTGGTGCTGTTCAAGGTGTCAATTCGATAGGTGACGCCTTCAAGAACGCTGCGACGAGCTTCCAGGCGTTTTTGTCCGAGTTCTTGATAGGGATCGGTAAGGCGATCCTGGAAGCGATCATTCTACAAGCGATCATGAATGCCATTCGCGGAACGTCCGGAGGATATGGCAATGCTGCGCTCGGCGCGCTCGGAGGCGGAACCGCCCATGATGGTGCGGTGATGGGCGCTCCGAATGGCACTGGTCGAATGATCTCCCCTCTCGTGTTCGCCAATGCGCCGCGATACCACGCAGGCGGTTTGCTCCCCGGCGAAGTTCCGGTCATTGCGCAGACCGGCGAGGAAATCCTCAGCCGTACCGACCCCCGTAATGCCCTGAACGGCGGTACGGCGCAGAAAGCTCAGGACATCAAGATCGTCAATGCGATTGATTCGGCTTCAGTGGTATCGGAGGCTTTGAACTTGCGGTCAGGCCAAGAGCCGATCATGAACCTCATCAAAGCTCGCGCTCGCGAGATCAACAATTATTTGGGAAAGAAGTGACATGGCATACGAGACTGGCACAGCGACGAACTTTCTCGACCTGTACACGAAGTTACGGGACTTCTTGACGACCAATGCTGATCTTGTAACAGCGAATCAGAATTGGGAAGTTGTCACGGGTCCGGCATCGGGTCCGCTGGCTTACACCGATGAAATTCTGTTCAAGGGTCCGGGAACGGCCGGGAATGATGAAATCTTGGTGAGCACTCACGTATCGTTCAACGCCGTTAGCGATTACTACAATCTCGGTTTCGCCGGTTACTCGTCATACAATCCGGGACTCCCTTTAGAGGATCAAGCTAACAGGCTGCAACCACGTTTTACTCTTCTTTCTAACGGGTCTATGCCGTATTGGTTCGTAGCCAACGGTCGTCGCTTCCTCATGGTCGTGAGGATCGGCTCAATTTACGAGAGCGCATACTGCGGTTTCATACTTCCGTATCACCTACCGACAACATGGGACTATCCGCTTCTCATCGGCGCAACTGTCAGCTACGAGAGACGAACGCTACGATACTCCGTGGTTAGCGGATACCACGCTTCGTTCTTCAATCCAGCGGAAGACTCTACGTACATTCGTCTAACAGACGGCATCTGGACGAGTATCAGCAATTTGTATCAACCGTCCAGCGAGTCTTGGCTCAACGTCAACAACACGTCCCCGTGGCATCAGTATTTTCGTATCGTAAACAACGCTAATGCAATCGACGGAAGCGCGGTTCTTCAACCCGGCGAGATTGCGATAAAGTCGCCGTATCCAGCGGTTCTCGGTGCCATGCAAGGCGTGTGGTACGCGTCAGGTTTCGGCGTCACTCCGGAAAACACTGTGACGGTTGGGGGAGTGACACACGTCATGATTCCAAATGTGCATCGTGTCGATATCAACAATTACATGGCTCTTGCGTTGGAGTAAGCGAACATGGCGTATCAAGAAGAAGTCGGTACCAGCCCTGATGACGTTATCAACAAGATAGCGGTGTTCGCTCAGGCTAACGGGTGGACGGTCGATCGCAACACGCTCTCCGGCTCCAATAGAACGTTGACCGTTCATAAGAGCGGTGATTACATCCATATCTACAACATAAACACCACTCGAATCTTCATGAGAGGGTCGGTCGGGTACAACGCTGCAAATCCGCCATCTACGCAGCCGAACGTGTCGAACGCGGCTACGTGCAGTCCGGAAGCGGGTCCATACACGAAAATTTATATGTTCGCGGACGACTTGCCGACCGAGCATGTTTTCATCGTGATCGAGACGGCAGGCGGAATTCTCTATCACCTATGTTTCGGTATGATAGAAAAATTCGGAACGTTTACAGGAGGTACGTTCTTCGACGCTTCCTGCTGGACAAGGAGCACATCCCAGGTGTACACATGGAATTCTTCGCACCATGCTCTTTTTGATAGCGGTCAGGGGAGCGGCTTCTCTTCGGCGGAAGTCGGCGGTTCAATTCGCTGCGACATTCCTGCGGACGGCCTTACGAACAATTGGGCACGCCTTGCAGCGGATACAGCCGGATCAAATAATCCGCGCATTCAATGCGGTCTCAATGCAGGAACTTCTGAATCTTCCAATGAAAAATCCTGGTTAACGACGCTCGCGTATTCTCGCAACGATCCGCCGTTTAGCGGCCAGCCGTCTCTTGGAACTATCCGCGCTCATGTCGTCCGCGAGGGAACGTCGGATTTTTGGTCTCCTATCGGGACGATTCCGAACATCCGTTATCTTCGTATGCAGCGCTATTCCTCCGGCCAGGAAATCACCATTGGGACTGACGTGTGGAAGATATTTCCGATGGCGCGTTACGGTGTCGGAACTAACAACGGCAGCCCGAATAACGTGTTCTCCGAATATCACGGGTACGCGTACAAGAAGGTGGTCTGATGCCAGGCTACTACGCTTATCCGCTAATCCAAGCGCCACCTGACGAGTATCAGTCGTCGAACATCCTGGATTTTGTTCGGGACTACAACCCAGGATACGTGCTGTATGACGGTCTCGCACCGAAGTTCGGCGCAACTACTGGCGACGATTCTGTGTATCCGACGTACCCGGTCAACAACACTGGTCATATCAGCCCGTCTTTCTTGAACGACTGGTATTACCGAATCCACTTCATTCCCGCCGTTCTTAATGTCGGAAACCTGCTGTCTAATCAGTCTCGCGATGTGGTTCTCTGGAACGCGTTCTTCGAGCCGAAACCCGTCAGCAGTTTCGCGTTGGTGAACGGTGACGGCATCACAGTTACCGAACCCGTTGAGACGCCGTACGTTGCGGAAGAATTGGCACTCTACACCTACGTAGTTACCCTTTCTACGATCGGACCGCCAACGATCGACGCGTCCTTGGTGTGGACGATCGACGGCGAAGAGTACGAAGTTCCGATCGAAGGTCGCCGCGTCGTCGTATGGCCGTTCGGCCCGGAGATGAAGAACCCTATTGACGAGACCCTGGAATGGCTCACGCACGTCCAGGACTCGTACAAGAACGTTGAGCAGCGTTTCGCCGGACGTGAACAGCCTCGTCGAATCCTCGAATACAAGACTCAAATAGTTGGTTCCGATACCGGGTTGTTCGAGAGCATTGTCTTCGGCTGGTCAGATCGCCTATACGCTGTTCCGCTTTGGCAGGAGCGTTCGAATCTGACAGATTTTGTTCCGTTAGGAACTGTAACCCTCGATCTTGATACTACTAATAGAACTTTCGTACCTGACGGTTTGTTGGTACTTATGAAATCGGCGAAAATGTTCGAGGCGCTTGAGATCGAGTCGGTGACTTCGACGAGCATTACTCTCAAGAAGCCTGTCGAACGTGACTGGCCGCAAGGATCGCGTGTCTATCCTGTCATGGTGTCTAGTTTGGAAAAACCGCTCTCAGCGCAATACGTCGCAGAGAACAAGATCGAGAGTATTGTTCGATTCACCGGCTCTCCGGCAGAGACGAACACGCGCACACCGATCAATGCGCCGCCTGTCACGTACAACGGTGTCGAAGTTTATCTAACCGGCACCAATTGGGGTTCACCTATCACTGTGAGTTACGAAGCGAGCTACAACGTACTCGACAATGGAAGCGGCGTCTTTTCGCTGCGTCAGCGCGCCGGCTGGCCTAACATCATTAAATCGCACGAATGGCTCAACAAGAACAAGACGGTCTCGACTGAAGTGCGAGACTTCTTCGCGCGCCGACGCGGACGCCTCGTACCCGCATGGATTCCAACCGGTACCGCCGATTTCACCCTGGTCGAAGACGCCGCCCTGGCTGCTTCTGTGATTCGCGTTCTCGACAATGATTATGGTTCGCTGGTCAGCCAACATCCGGCCAGGCAGAACATCATCATCCAGGTTCGAGGCGGTTCGACCATCATTCGCCGTATCACGGGATACACGCCGGACGTGGATGGGACAGCACTATTGTCGTTGGACTCGTCAATCGGCCAAAACATCACGGTCAAGGGGGTGAGACGGATCAGCTTCATCGGCCTGTACCGGATGGCGAGTGATAGCGTGACTTTCTCGTGGAGGACAAGCGAGGTATCGGTAGTGCAGGCTAGCTTCCAGTTAACTCGACCGAGGCCGGTATGACCTACGCAAGCCAGCAGACGAGCCAATATGGCGGCGATCAGATCACGCTGTTCGAATTCGTGTCCGGAAACCGCCGCTGGACATACTGCGATCAGCGAGCTTCCGTTTTGCGTGGCTCCGATTCGTATTTGCCGGAAGTGATCTCGATCGGGAAGCTGGAACAGAATCTCGGTGAAAACGCGCAGGGGGTTGAGATCATGTTGCCTGCGTCGAACCAACTTGCCATTGAATTCAAGCCGTATCTTCCGCCAGAGCCGATTTTCGTCACGGTATGGTCCGGACACCGAAATGATCCCGACGCGCAATACCTCCCGATCTTCATCGGCGAATGTTCATCCACGATGACGGACGAAGACGGAATGATGACGATCCTGTGCGTCCCCATCACGTACAGTGCCAGTAGAACGATTCCATGGTGCGTGTACAGCGGTACGTGCAACTGGGCCGTATACAGCACTGGATGCGGCGTGAGCCGTGAATCGTTCCGGACGGACGGAACGGCGCAGTCGATCAATGTGTCCGTGCTGACAGTTCCGGAATTCGCGTCCAAGCCGGACGGCTGGTTCACGGCCGGCTACGTCGTCCGAGTCAGCACCAACGAAGTCCGCTGGATTACGAAGCACGTTAGTGACGAAATCACGTTGACTTCGCCGTTCATTGGTCTTCAGTCGGGAGAAGCGCTGATCGCATACGCCGGTTGTGACGGCCTCGAATCAACTTGCAGTGGTAAGTTCAACAATCTCCCGCGTTTCACTGGCTTTCCGGATTCGCCGGAACGAAATCCTTTCGTCGATAACGTGTTCGGTACGGGATCGCCTGCGTCCGGTTCTAGCAATAAGACTTCCGGCACGTTCGTCGTCACTTCGTAACTCAAACAACAATCGGATAACTGGAAATGGGGTTTGTCGCATCTTTCCTTTGGGCGCTAGCGCTGATGGTGGTCGGCGAATTGCTTCGTCCGAAGCAAAAGCCTGAAGACGCCAAAGCCGCTTCGATCGATGATTTCAGCTTCCCTACCACGTCCGCCGACCGTAACTGGCCGTGGTTCTGCGGCACCGTAAAAATCGACGGGCCGAACCTAACATGGTATGGCGATCTTCGTTCGGAGCCGGTCAAGAAAAAGGTTAAGACAGGACTGTTTTCCAGCAAGCGAGTCACGATCGCGCACCGGTATTACCTCGGCCTGGAAATGTTCCTCGGCGTCGAATACCTCGATGATATATCCGAGATTCGATTCGGAACGGAGATGCCGAGTCAGTTTAGCAAATCAGTCACGGCCGACGAGTTCGTCTTCAGCTTCAACGCCAGGGACTTCTTCGGTGGTGACGAGGAAGAAGGCGGTGTTGCTGGCACGGTTCGCGTTGCTCGCGGATCGATGACACAGAATGCGAACTCCTACCTGCAAACGAAGCTCGGACGCCTGCGGTCGGCCTATCGCGGATTGTCGTTTGCCGTGTTCGAGGCGTTCTATTTCGGCACACGCGAAACGATCAAACCGATCAGCTTTATCGCGCACCGGTATCCGAACTCTCTCGGTCTTACGAGCAACCGGCACATCATCAATTCGCTGGACGCGAATCCTGCGTGCATGATCTATGAGCTTTTGACGAACAGCCGGTGGGGAGCTTCTATCGCCACGGCGAAGATCGACACTACGAACTTTGTCGCTATCGGCAACAAGCTGTACGACGAAGGTTACGGGATGTCGATGCTCATCAATAACGCCACGTCGGCTTCCGGGATCATCTCGGAAATCCTTCGGCACATTGACGGCGTGATGTACACCGACAACGAGACCGGCTTGCTGACCCTGGCTCTCGCTCGCGACGACTACGATGTCAATACACTTCCGGTTTTCGAGGACGAGGAAAGCGGAAACGACGGCGGTATTAAGTCATTCCAGTGGTCTCGCCAGTCGTGGAGCGAGACGAAGAACATGGTCATCATCAACTTCATCGATCGTGACCAAGATTTCAAAGAGCAACCAATTCCGATTCGCGAGACCGCGAACATCCAGGCTCGCGGCGGCATCGTCGATTCCGAGAACATCGATTTGACCGGATTCGCGAATGCGACCACTGCGTTGAAGCGCGGTTCTGTCGCGGCAAAGACGCTAAGTTATCCGCTGATGAACGCCACAATGGTTGTCGATGGCCGTGGTTGGAATCTTCGCCCTGGCTCCGTTATCAAGGTGAACTGGTCGCCGGATGGAATACAGGGGATTGTGTTGCGTGTCGTTCGAACGGCTTATCAGAACGGAATGCGCAACCGGATCGAGTTGAGTTGCGTCGAGGATGTGTTCTCTGTCGGCGAGATCGCGTACATCGTTCCGCCGCCGTCGAACTGGCAAAACCCGGTCGGTCCTCCGCAGCCGCTTGTCGCGCAATATGCGAATGAAGCACCCTTCCACATACTAGGTACGGAGTCACGACAGGTCGTTTCGTTCGGTTCTCGGTTCAGCGGAATCGATGTGGGATATGAAGCCTGGCACGATCCGTCCGGAGGTTCGAATTTCGTCTACGGCGCAACCAACGGGGACTTCACGCCTACCGGTGTGATCTCCGCGCCGTACCCCGCGAACACCGCTGCGATCGACACGACCGGCTTTGTGCTAAGTTCGCCGCGCGATATGAATGAAGTCGGCGTGGCGACCAACGACGAGATGACGTTTGGCGATTCGCTCGCGTTGATTCAAAGTGCTGCCGGCGAAGAGTGGATCGCATTCAAGACGCCAACGGATAACGGTAACGGGACGTACACAATTTCAACCGTGTGGCGTGGCGTCCTCGACAGCGTGCCTCTGACGCACCCGTCAGACGCCCGTGTTTGGTTCTATTCGTATGGCGCGGGCACGTTCTCCGAGACGCCGTATGGATCAAACGGGAACATCACGGGCCGTCTGCGCCCTTACAACGTCCGTGGTCTGTTGGCGCTCGGGAGTGCGACGACGCTCACGGTCAACATCTCGCAACGCGCGTGGAAGCCCTATCCGCCCGGTAATGTGAAGATTAACAGCGTCACCTGGCCTACTACGATCAACAACAACGCCGTCGCCACTTGGGCGCATCGGCATAGACTAGACCAAACAACAGCCGGCGTCATCGTTACTCAGGACAGCGGGAACTATTCTGCGGCACCGGAAGGCAACTACACGGTACGAGTGTATGTCGGTGGCACGTTGAGAGCGACACAAACGGGCGTCACCGGAACGACGTACACCTATAACGCCACTCAACGCGTCTCGGATGATTCTGATGGGTACAAGTTGACTCGAATTCGTATAGAACCTGTGAACGGTAGTTTTATCGGGCAGTACCAAGAACGTGAGTTCCTGATGATCGGCCTCGGGATGGTCCTCGGCGATTACCTCGGCGGCGTTGCGCCTTAACGGAGAACTAGAAAATGGCTTTGACCAACGGTCCAAACCTCGGCTTGCTCGTCAATGGCAACGCGGGCGAAACGCATTACAATGAACTCACGGCACAATGGCGCGGCTTCGACGCGCTCATCCAGGGGCACGTCAAAGACAAGGACTTGAATGCGCCTCCAGGTTCTCCGGCAGACGGTGACTGCTACATCATTGGCACATCGCCGTCAGGAGCATGGGCTGGCCGCGCGAGGCAAATCGCGCGTTACAAATCCATCGCAACCGCTGGATGGGAGTTCTACGTCCCGAAGAAGGGCTGGTCGTTCCATGTAGAAGACGAGAACGTCGATTATCAGTACAACGGAACCGCATGGGCGCCGAAGTCAGGTCTCGCGGCGCCGAAGGGCTATATAGACGGTCTTTTCCCCGAATATGTCAACGGGACTTCGCTGCGTGTCACTAGTGGCTCGGCGTACATTCCGAGTCTCGGTTATGCGGTTGAAGTTCCGGCTGCGATCACGAAAAGCAGCCTCGCACTGGCCGCGAACACCTGGTACTACGTTTACCTGTATTTGAATGCCGGAGTGCCGGATATCGAGATCGTCACGACGGCTCCGGACACCCCGTATTCGGGTCGTGCCCGTGCGAAGACCGGCGACGCTTCACGTCGTTATTTGATGAGCGTAAAGACGAATGGCTCGTCGAACATTTTCAATTTCGATCTGACAAACGGCAACGTCTTATACAAGAACGCGCAGGACGCTGCGCCTTTCCGTGTCCTGTCAGCAGGCACCGCGACCACGGAAACTTCGGTGTCCCTGTCCGGTTGCGTTCCCGTGACGGCGAGGTCTGGAATCGTGCGTCTCATCAATCTTGCGACCGCAGGGAACGCTTATACCGGAACGAGCGACGACAGCGCGGCAGGACCGCCGACGAGCGGTATGGCCGCTCTGACGCCCGGAGAGAAGATGATCCTTTCTCACGCGCTCGATGCCTCACAGGCCATGACCTATTGGTACGCCTCGGCCCCGACAGGAACCGGCTTCTTCATCGACGTGTACGGCTTCCTACTGGATCGCTAATTGACCCGTCAGGCGGCAGGGCTTTAGGCTTTTGCCGCCTGGCTCAACTTCTCGGTGTAACGCTAACCGCAGGCTATTTCCAAATGAATAATCCGCAGGGGGTCATGGTGGGCGTTCCTGAGTCCGTCATCCAGGACATCGCAGTGCTGAAGCAATCCCAGGCGGATTTGCGCCGAGCATTCGAAGAAGGAAATCGCAACACGCAACAAGCGCTCGCTAAAGTGGGAGGACGACTCGACGGCATGAACGAACTTCTTCAAACCGTCACGCGAATCGCCGAGCGGCAGGAGTCGCATGGTAACGGCCTTGACCGCGCGTTCAACGCGATCAAGGGCATCAAGGACGAACTCGACGACCACGAAGAAGACGAACAATCGTGGCGCGACGAGCATACGAAGGAGAACGCTCGCGTGGAAAGGAAGCTCACTCTCTGGCACGGGATCGCCATCGGTATCAGCATCACATCCGGTCTCATCCTCGGCGTTCTGACGCTCGCAGGAAATTCTATCGTCGGTGGAATCCAGCAGTCTGTTCAAAAACTGGACACCGAAATAAACCGCGTCGAGACGCAATCTCACAACGACTCCCTTCGAAGCGATCAGCGGCTGGACCGATTGGAGCGCATCGAAGCGCGATATCACGGTGAACAATGAAACCCTTCTTCATCTTCGGTCTGCCGCGTAGCCGAACCGCCTGGCTCTCTACCTGGTTGACACACAACGACCGCGTGTGCCGGCACGACGCTCTGTCGCAGCAACCGTCCGTTACGCGTTTCGTCATCATGGGACAGCCGGGGAATGGTTTCGTCGAGACGGCCGGCAGCATGTTTGTCCGTACGATCTATAACAACTTCCGCGATGCGAAGTTTGCGATCGTTCGTCGGCCGGAAACCGAAGTCGTCGCCTCACTGTATCGCTGCGGCCTTCACGACGTTTCGTATTCAGTCCGTGAGAGTTCTCGCTCGCTGCGCGAAGCAACCGACTATTTGATCTCGCGCACTTCCGTCTTTCAGATTGGCTTCGACGAACTCGACAACGTGGAACGCCTCGGCGCTCTTTGGACGCATTTGCGCGGAGACGAACATGACGAAGAGCGGACACGCCAGATGGTCGATTTCCGTATTGTGAAGATCAATCCGTTTTGGAACGCGCTGCCCGAGGATTTCGTTCGCGAGGAAGAAACGCTTCGGAGAAAAGGAAAATAACCATGGCGAAGATCGACAATATCATCGCGGGAATCATTGAGCGTGAAGGCTCGAAGTTCACGAACAACAAGAATGACGCTGGCGGGCCAACCAAGTACGGCGTCACCTGGCGCACCCTCGCCCGTTATCGACGCACGCCTGTCGCGGCGGAAGACGTTGCCGCTCTCACCGAGAGCGAGGCACGCGCGATCTACTACGACGAATACGTGATCCGTCCGGGGTTCGGCAACGTGATCCCGTTGTCGTCAGCCATTGCGGAAGAGATCGTCGATACCGGCGTTAACTGCGGCGTACAGCGCGCCGCCGAGTGGTTGCAGCGAAGCCTCAACGCGCTCAACCGCCGTGGTCGTGACTACGCGGACATCAAGGTCGATGGGAATGTCGGGCCGGCGACTGCTTCCGCTCTTAAGACGTTCCTTAAATTGCGTGGTCTTCCCGGCGAGATCGTTTTGCTTCGAGCGCTGAACTCGTTGCAGGGCGAGTTCTACATCTCTCTTTCCGAGCGGCGTCAGACCGACGAGGAATTCGTGTACGGATGGCTTTCTAACAGAGTGGTGATCGCATGAACAAATTCGTGAAAGGTACCCTCGGGATCACAATCGCCGGCCTGTTCGTTCTGCTGGCAACCTACGGCAAGCCGCTTGCGGAAGCGATCGAGGCGTTGTGGAGTCTGCTTCTCAAAGCGTCTGATGACGCGCCTCTCGGCGTGGCGAGCTTCGCCCTGGCGCTCACCCTGGCGACACTCTCGCGCGGCTTCCTGTTGAAGTACATGCCGGCGTTCCGGTGCTTCAAGTCCCGCGACTTCGTGATCGACAGCGCGGCCCTCCTGGTCGGCATGGCCGTGACCTGGTTGCAAATGGCTGCCGCTGATCCTCTGGCTCGGCTCAACGCGCTCTGGATCGGCCTGATTGCCGGCCTGGCGGCGCCGCTGGTCTACAACGCGTTCGTGGCCCTCTTCGCCCTGATCGGCCGCACGATGCGTCCTGCGCCGCCTCCGAAGCGGTCGCAAGACATCGGCGTCCAGGGGTACAGAGGTTTCCCCGGCCGCGATTCTGATCCCCCGCCGAACCCTCCGGAGGCCAAACCGTGATCCCGACTAAGCTGATCTCGGCAAAGGCCGTCATGTACCTCGGAATCGCGCTGTGCGCGTCTATGGCGGGCAACGGCTGGCTCACCCTGAAGTTGTACTCGGCTGGCGAACGTTGCGCTCACAAGCTCGCTCAGGCCCGAATTGACGATGCCGCTCGGCTGAATGCGGCTAAAGATCGTCGGGAAGATTTGTCAGCCGTACTCGCGGCCGACAGCGACGAGCGCGCCGAAGAAGCGGTCAAGACCGCCGACAAGGCTACCGAGGAATCCAAAGAGGTCATTCGAAATGCGTACCAAGATGCTCCGGCTATCGCGCCCCCCGCGGGTCCTTGTGTTGGCATTCGCCCTGTCCCTGATCGGGTGTACGACGAAATCACCGCTGCTGTTGCCCGGACCAATCGGAAAAGGTGAACCGGCGACGCCGCTCGATCCGCCTCGCGTCTCGTGCAAGAAAGAAACGACAGGGGACACGCCGAAGCCACCGTGCAAGGACTGCTGGATTGACGTTCAACTTGGTACGTTGAGCCGAGCGGCAAGCGAGTGGATCGTGAGCGTGTTAGGTCTGCTCGACAAGGAACGCGCGCTGCGCGGAGAAGAGCACCGCTGTCTGGACGATCACGAGAAGAAAGAGATCATCCGGCAGTAACGCGTTTGGCGGTCCATCCGCGCTTCTTGCAATAAGCCTTCACTTTGACGGGCGCCCATCCGGTCATATAGCGCAGGATGGGCGCCGTTTCTTTTACTCGGCCGTTCCGGAGCACGATGCCTGCGCAGAAGTGGGGCGCGGTGATCTGGACTAAGATCATCCTCCCGTAGCTTTCTTCACATCGGCGAGCGCGCTCAGCATTCGCTCGATCATCTGTTCAACGGCGGCATCAGGAGTCGGATGCCTCATGTCACTGTCGATTTTGAACGTAATTCCGACAGCCGAGACGTGCATTTCGATTACTGCGTAGAATCCATCGCCAGGATACGACACCCGTGGCTTACCGAATCTCGTCAGCCACACCAGTCGTTCGCTCAGGGAAGCCGGGGCGCAATCAACGATAGTGTTTTGGTTTTTCGAAGTTGAGAGGAAGTTCATCCGAGGACCTTCATCTTGAGGCCCGCCGCGCGAGCGCGACGAATCATATCGGCAGTGCCCTTGCCGCCAGGGAAAGCTACGCAGGCGTCCGGCTTCCAGGTGTCGAGCATGTGTTGATTACGCAGCGGGCCGGCTTTCTTCCCGTGCTTCTCCCACCTGGCCGGACAACCGATCACAAGTTTGTGATGTTCGAACCCCCATCGCTGCGCGAGTTTATCGGCTCCGTGCGCAGTGCCGTGAATCACGGCTTCGATGCCGTATTTCCGATCGATGGCGTTGAGGACGCGACTGACTGTCCGGTAATCGGTATAGTCGCGTCCGCCGCAGACGATGACGCGAAGGCCCATGTTATCGATCCGCTCGTGAAGCGGCCTCCCCTGCGAACGCGAAATACGCCGCGCCGTCTTCGTAATCATCTGGCAAGCCGGTCGGAGTGTTGCACGCCCTGGCCATTTTCAGGATCGCCATGAACAACCAACCGTCACGCTCGCTCAGCGTGTGCCCGGTGATAGCGTTGAACGCTGTCACGGTCCTCCCCATCGAGCGCTCGCCGGAAGGCTGATCGCGCGCAGCGGCGCGATCGGCGATATGCCGTGCGGCTTTTTGCAGGATGTCCGTTGCTGTCCGGGCGTCGGGGTTAGGGTTCCGCTCCGGTGGTGAGACGTGTCCATACAATCGGAAAATTTCATCCTCCGTTAAAGGACCACGCAGACATGACGATTGTTGCGCTTGTATGGCCGCTTTTTCTTTTTCCGGGTCGATATTAGGCGCCGGGTCTAACGATGTAGCAATGCGAACGATTTCGGCTCTAAGGGTGAACTGGCGCCAAGTGCGCTTATTGCGCCACGAGAAAACGCCACGTTCATTTTCGAAGGCGTCTTCGCGAATGGAATGTACTCGGATGTTCGGGTAAACGCTTTTACGAATATCGATGACGGTCCACAGATAACTTATTCCATCTGAGTTCTTCAGGCGCACCACGTCACCGACATGCGGATGGACGCGTGGATCACGTTGTAGTTCGTCAGTCGGTGTCTCGTTCTCGGGATTCGGAATACTCCGATACGGAGGCGCAACGTGATTCTTATCGTTCATCACCGCTCCCCCGGATAGTGCCGCGTGACTGACGCGCTTCGAGCTTCTTGCGGTTCTCGGTAAGGAAGTGATCGTAGCGGCCATACTTCGGATGTCCGACCGAATGCAACTGGTCGGCGATGTACATCGAATACTCGACGCATTTGCTCAGCAGACTCGCGATGTCACGACGCGTCTCTTCGCGCTGTTCGCCGGTCCAGGTAGCACCGTCGCGGATTTGCTTCTTCACTTTGCCGGCGATGAGGCCGCACGCGATCGTCAGCAGCACGGTTGAGTCGTGCAGCGAATGCACCATCGGCCGGTATTCGATCTTCGCGTTGGAGACGACTTCCGGGAAGCTGATGTTGTAGGCGTGGCAGAGACGCGCGATGTACCACTGCACGTCGCCCGTTTCACTGCCGATGCGATCGTATTGTTCCTCGGTGTCGAACCACTGGCGTCCGCCCGCCCTGCGAGGATAGTTGCACGCCTCGACGCACTCTGCGGCTTCGCTACACAGGCCGAGAGCCAGGTACACCGTCTCGACTTCCTTCGGGTAGACGGCGGTCGTCGCCGTGAAGTCGTAGTAATTCTGATAAAGGCTCATGAGGAAAGAGGTCTCCGGTTCTTCCGTTGGTTGATTGTACTACTGTTGGTTGAGTTCGGCGCCTGGCAAAGCCGTCGATTGCTGCAAGCGGTGCAGCTTGGCGATATGTGCGGCCACTTCTGCCCTCGCCGCCTCGGCTTTCTGCTCATAGCTGATGCAGTCGTTTTGATGATCGTATTGCTTTTGCTTCGCGGCAGCGAAATCCCATGCCTCGGCCGGACCAACGTGCGGGTCGATGCTAATCACACGTTCGGTATAGAAATTCGCCATGGTCCGTTCGAACTCAGCATCGGCAATGTGCTCAGCCATTTTGCGAGTCGCTTTCTCGATACGATGATGCTGCCGGCTCCGCGTGTTATCTGAGAGGAATTCACGGAAGGCTTGCAGGAGAGTTTTCGGTTTCATAGCGGTAAGAATTCGCATCTTTGATGGTGGTATTCGAGTTCGCCGAGATATTCGGCGAGTTTGCATCCGCAGCCTTTGCAGAACTTAGGTGATTTCGTTGTGATCGCGGAGACGGGGGCGGTGCAAAGTTTCTTACCCTGCTCGGCAGCGAGCGCTTCTCGTAAATCACGGATGCCCGTAGCTACTTGAGAAAGGCTCGTCAACGATGGATCGTCAAGTGCCTCGGAAATTTCGGCCAGGTGTACCTTCGAATTTTCTGCTGACTGAAGCGCGGTCGCACCGGCACGCAACGCCTTGCTCAACACTTTCGCCATTTCGCTCCCGAAATCCATTCTCCTTACTTCTCCGACGTTCTTTGCCACCGCATCGAGACCGTCAGCGAATTGGTGCAGTATGTCAGCGTGATCCATTGTCGCCCTCCTGCTCACGGAGAAGCCGATCGATCTCGGCAACGAGCAGAGCGCCGCCTTTGACCAGTTCGCGGATACGATCAGCCGGAGTGTTGCCCTTACTAGGCTTCCACCAAGAGGGAGACCACGGCCAAGGGTTCGGAACGATTGCGTCTCTACGCCATAGGTTGCGAAGCCAGGGTGGCCTTGAAGCAAAGTCTACATACGTTGCTGCGGCCGATCCGAGTTGTCCGTCCTTGTATCTAGCATCGTGTTCCGTCGTCCGGCCTTCAACGCTGATCTGACGCTCGCGCTCTGCCGCGATCAATGACAGGGCTTCTTTGCTTTCAGTCGGCCTTTCGATCGCGGTCTTATGGAGCGTGTGTCTGATCGCGCCTAGGACTTCTTCGAGTCGCGCCCGAGACCATTCGCCCATGGCACGGTTTCGTTTCAACGTGCCAATACGGTCTCTGGTTCTTTGCAAGCACGATAGAAGATCATCGACAAGTTCATTCGGAGCGTTTTCCGGGCGTTCGGCTTGGACGGACGATTTCGATGTGCTGCGGAGACGAAATGCGTCTTCGATCTGTTCCGGCGTGAAGCGCAGGAAATCGATGACCGGATGCACTGTTCCGTCCGAAAGCTCACCATCATCCGTGTACAACATCGGACCGGCTACCCGCATCGCCAGGAGTCGGCGCAGCTTATATTCGATCTCTGGCACACGCTCCGGCGCAGCAAGCGCTGCCAGTTCGATAGGATCGACAACGACGCCGTGGGCGATCTCTTCGGTGGAGATCGCATTGTCTGCCGGCAGCGCGTGCCAGCGAAGACGCGGCCTCTTCAACAACTCGTTAAGCAGCTTTTCCTTTTCGTTCATGACTGTTTGCCTTCAGGGAATTCCCACTGATCGCAAATGCTCTGCGTGATCGGCAGGAAATAGGTTAGCCGCATGGTGCAGACGCCGTTGTTGCAAGTCGTCATGTACTGCGGAATGAGCACGATCGTTTCGTGCGATTTAAGGCATGCTCCGCGATCGACGGAGCATCCGAAGGTGAATGCTGCCGTGAGTAGGATCGCAGCTTTCACGTCTCTTTTACCTTGACGATCTTGTAGCCGAGAGCCTTTGCTTTTATGCGGAGATTAGCGGCCTTGTATTCCGCATTCGCCTTGGCCTGTTTCTGCACATACTCGCGGCATGCCTTTTTGATGTCATCGAATCGCATGCCGGATAACTTGCAGTACGCCCTACGCTCAGCGTCATTGCTGCCCCACTTTTGTATAAGCGAAAGTGAAGTTCCGACCGCGTAGATATTTCCATCGAGCTTCACGAACACTCGGTACGTCGGTGGCCCGGAGACGATGATCTCAGCGTTTTTAACTATCCCAACCGTCGCATCTCGGAGTTGAGGGACGCGAAAATCACCGATGTTCGAAAATGCTTTCTGCTTCTTAGCGCTCATTGCCGCGTTTCCTTGTTCTCGTTGTTTCGGTTGAGGATGAGATCGACTTCCGCCTTCGCCTCTTCGGCTGTCATGCCGCGTTTGCCGTGCCGGCACATCGGCGGATCAGGATCGTTCGCGTCCCATCTGAGTCCGCATGACGCGCAGACCTTCTCGTCGCTGTACTGGCGGGCTTGGCATTTCACGGCGTTAGTTAGTTAGATGTGGGAGAGCGCCAGCGATAATCGTGAACTCGCCGTTGATCGGTGGATTCGTACAAGGCTCAACGGCATCGTTGAGATAGCAGTGCTCGCACCAGGTTTCGCCACAAGTTACGCATCGCGGTCCATTGTGATGTTCGTAACTCATGGCAAAGTCATCCACGTTGCCGCATTCATCGAGTTCGAGCGTGTGCCCTGCGTCGCGGAGTCTTTGATAGAACTTTTTGAACGGGCTCACGGCAGATACCTCGCCGCCAGTGTCAGCGCCGATCCGACTCCGATGGAGAAGCCGATCACTTGAACCATGCGGCCGACGTAGTACGCTCTCGATTGCGGTTCGCCGAAATAGACGTTCCAGGAGTTGTATTTCCTGCGAACAATTCGGGTGCCAAGGAAGTACAGCGTGGCTCCGAGGATGAGAAAGAAACTAATCATTCTTCCGCCCTCCATGCGTAGCGCCGCGCTTCCGGCACGTAGAGAACGTGATGACCCTGCTTGCGGTGCTTCCGCGCGCTGCGTGCATGGCGGAAGCTCATCGCGGCACCAGCCCGTATCGATTGCCCTCCGCGAAGCGGCCGTTCGCTTTCATGGTTTCGACGAACACGTCGAGCGCGCCTTCGTAATCGTGCCGAACGCTCGGGTAGTCGTCATCGACGACCGGAGTCATGTTGTGGCGACGAAGACATTCGGCCAGCCTGTCTGCGGCGTCGAATTCCGCGCGCTGCGTTTGCATTTTGTCGGTCATGCTACATTTTCCTGCGCGGCTTTGTATTTTTCCTTCGCCTGCGTTAGCGTCTCTACGAAGCCACCGACGTAGACCGCCGCGAATTCGGCCGCAGCTTTCTCGGTGAACTCGAACGCATCATTAGGGTCTTCGATGCATTCGATCCTTTGGTCCGTGGAGCGGGATTTGTTATACGGGTTGTATTGGATCGCCACCAGGTAAACATCCTCGGTCTCGATATCGGTTTTCGTGATGTAGCGCCGCTTGAACATCACTACGTAAGTGTCGTCGCTCATTGTTTGTTCTCGTCAGGAAAGAGTTTCAACAGGTCTTGCAGCCGGTGCAGCGTTGCTTCGCGCACGCCGCCTCGCGAATAGTCGCATCGATACTTCTTCGAAAGCTCCAACAAGCGGGACGGGGGCAGGCTCATCAACTGGCTCATTTCCGCTACATCGATGTAGTCGGCAATGGCCGCCGAGAGATCGACGATCCGGCGTCGCGTAACGACCATGGATTTGTGACGCGTGCTGTCCTTGAAGTAGTGACCGAGCTTCAGCGCCGTCTCGATCTCACAGTCGATCACTTCCAGCGGTGGCGAGACTTGCGTGGCAATCAGCATGTCGGCGCTCCTGTCTTGTGATCCCATGTCGGCCACTTGCTGCGAATCTGGCAACGCCGAAGCGCGGCGTGCATTTCTTCGCTGATGTCGGTCGAAGACCGGATTGCGTTCTCCGCGCGATTCAGCGACGAGAGCATCCTGCCAGCGGGAGACATCGGGGCGTTTTCGACAAGGAGACCGTAACCTCGGAGCATGCGCTTGTAGAACTCATCCATTGTTCGACTCTCCGATGAGGGCGAGGGCGGCGGCTATTTCTTGCTGCCGAATTTCGAGCGCTGTAGCGAGGCGCCCGAACATCCGCTGCAACGCGGATAGATCGCCAACCCCGCCGAGTGACGATGCGTTAGCGGCGTTGCGCGCTTGTACTTCAAGCTCACAAAGCGACTCGCTAACGCCTTTCATATCCTCGATAAGTTCGGCCATGGCGGCGCGGACTTCGTCCAGATCGCGCGCATCCACCAGCGCGGTGTCTCGCGGGTCTCCGGTGAACCAAACCTCTACGGTGCAGTGGTGACCGGCCCCGGAAACATCACGCCTGAATGCCGAAGCAGGAATTACTCGATCCTTTCTCGGCGTCAGCACCGCCTTCACATCAACCGGCGCCTGGGCGTTCGTCTGCGCGCTCATCACGCACCCCCGACGCGGGCGAGGGCGGCGCGGACACGATTCCCTGCTTCGGTTGTGATCCATCTGCCATGCGGATCAGACCAGCCCGGACTCGCCCACTGAACAAGTCCGCGCTTCTGCAAAGCCTGCATCGTCGGGTTGTCCACAGAGCGATAGCGGAACTTCCAATTGGACAAGGCCCGCTTCATCGCGTCAGACAGGCCCGCCGAGACATCCACGGGCCCGCTCACTTCGCACCGCCTTGGACTCGGGCAATTGCTTCGTTCAACTCGGAAAACTCGGAGCTATTCAATGGCAGTAGAGATTCCGCGTTACGCGCAGCCTCTATCAGAGAGGCTACGAAATGGCGGCCGTTGAGAAGTCGGGCGATCTCACGTGCTTCGCGGCCGGTGTCGTCAAAGCACTCACACACTGTTCCGACGCCGCGCTGCTTCACCAGATACCCATCGCTATAGCCGCCAGCGCGCTCAACATAAAACTCTGGCTCTCGATTACCAGCGTCATCAAGTTCGACGGCATTCGTCTGCGCGCTCATCACGCACCCCCGAATCTGGCGAGGGCTGCGGCGCGACGCTTATGCGCGGCTTCATGCCTGCGTTCTCTGTCCTTTTTCGCCGCAAGGTCTCGTAGCTCCCATCCAGTGCCGTAGCTGTCATGCCGAGCACCGGCGAGATAGGCGCGTCGCATCTCGTCTTCGATCGCGTCCACCTCCCGATCTGCCTCGATAAGCTCGGTCACAGCGGCGCAGACCTGCTCGACTTGCTCGGCAGTAATTTCCGGGTCGCGGATCAGCGCCAGCACATCGACCGGCGCCTGGGCGTTCGTCTGCGTGCTCACTTGTCACCTTCCGCATCGAGACGCAAGCCGAACGCCGGGTGATACGGCTTTTTCGAGACGATCTTGCCGTGGCCGCGATTCAGACGTGCGCGCTTGGCCTGCGCTCGCTGCAACCGCGCGACACAATGCGTCCCTGTGAGGCGCCCCGGTTGGTTCATCGGATTCTTGGGGTTGAAGCGAGCCATGTTGAAGAGGGCTTTGAGGTTGAACATGGAGCGGTGTCCTTGAGGTGGGTTCGGTAGGGTTGCCGGCATTGCCCGGCCGGCGCGGGCTTCGGATAGTTCGTGCGGGGAAGCGAAGGGGGACGCTTTCACGAACTACCAGTACGGGGTATAACAATCGTAAGCGGGATTCAGATATCAAAGACGGCTGCGGTTACTTCTTCATCGCGTACCTCCTTGTGTTAGTGGTTTCGTCTAGCCACGGAGCCAGTGTCTCCTGATTGTCGCCCCGGTTCAACGCCAGGGGCGGAAAGCTACGTTCTATTGATAGAACAATCCTCTAGCTTACAAATCCTCGTATTCGTCGAAGCCTGTCTCGACTGAGCCATCGAGCCGCACGGCGGGCTTCGGCCGCACCGAAATTCCCAGGGATTCCAGCGTATCGCTTTCGAACCGGTGCCCCACGGGACGCTTTGCAGGGGACGCGGCAGGGCCGCGTGGCGACTCACTGGTCTGCTTCTTCAGTGGCGACTTCCAGCAGTGATTCTTGATGCGGTCCTTTCGCGTCTGGATCGGCGAGACGAGTTCTTGCCATCGCCGCACGCCCCGGCGCAGGCGTGCCCGTATCGCCTCGCGGCCGACGAACACGCCCTGCCCTAACTTCGCCAGCGATTCGCACCGCTGGATGACTTGCTTCAGTTGCAGTTTTTCGCCTTCGATCGTGTACATATCTGGATTCGGCATGTCCCATTCCCCCTGTCTCGATGACCTACTTGTGCCGGTTTGAAAGATTGAACTCCACGCCTTGAAAACATCGAGCCAGGCGCTCGCGCACCCGAAACGCGAAGTCGTCTTGATCGATGAACTCGTCTTCGCATCGCTTAACCGCTTCCCGGTGCAACTCCTGGAAGGCAACCAGGAGCGCCGGACAGTTGCGCATGGCGATATAGACATCGTGATAGTTCGGCCAGAATGCGCGCTGGAATCTTTCGCCGTAGCAATGGATGTCGATGGCCGACTTCGCGGTGAGCGGCGCCTCGAACCATAGGTCGAGCAACAGCGGACACGAGTCGAACTCGTCGCGGACGATGTAGACGACGGGAAGCGGCATGCCGTTGAGGACGCAACGTTGCGGCGCCTCGAACTCATCGCATCCCAGGATGTCGGCGATCTCTTCGGGCCGCTTCTGGATGATCCGGTAGTCGCGGTATGTGATCTCCGGACTCATTGCGCACCTTTCTTGATATTCACGCGACGCTTTTTAGTGATGTGATGTTCACGACTCACCGTCATGGCCACTGGTTCATGCAGATTGCTATGAAAAAAGAACGGCGCGATCGCAGTGTCGTATGAGATGGAGTAACCGAAACTGTTGGCGTCGCTAGGAATCGAACTATCGAGCATGTCGAGAAACTGTTCCTTGTTGGACTTCTTTTTCGGCTCCACGGTCTCTTGGCGCTCTTCGATGTCTTTGAGCGCGTCATCCAACCATGCTTTGAAAAGACCGTTTAACGAATTGGGTTCGATTGCCGTACCTCCCTTCGACATTTTGTTGAAGATGCAAATCACCTTCGCCATACGATCGAGCGCTTGAAGCGCGCAGCGCATGTTGTGCGCCTTGACCGCCTCTCCGGCGTGCATGTATTCCGAAGAAGCGTCTTGGAGGATTTGCCGAAGATTCGGATGCAAAAATACCCACGCGGTTTCGGGGGCGTCAGGATGGTCGGTCATGGCTCAGGTCTCCCCTTCCGGAATCGCCTGGATCGCCTTGTACGCTTCGGCGAGTGCTCGCTGCGCATCACTTACCCGCGATTCGAGATGCGCGGTGACGGCTTCACTCAGATGCCGCTTGATCGTCGCCCACTCTTCCGGCGTTGTCTTGTGCGTGTATCCGTATCCCCATTTGTTACTTTCCATGAAGCCTTTGAACTGGCCGGGGATGACGCCGAAACGATAACCATCGCTGTCGAAGTCCACGTCACGCCAGTACCAACCGATGTACGGGAGGGTCTTGCCGGTGTTTCCGATCGTTGCGTAGATCGTCTCATCATCGCAGAGCAAGCGAATCCCTGCGTTGAGTTCTTCACTGTTCATTGTTGTTTTCCTTTGTTGAGTTCTACCCGGAGTGATGGTGCTTACTTGGACTGTTCGTCCTTGGATGTTTCGTAGATGAAGCCGAAGTTGACAGACAGGACCGCCATTGTGATCCACGAGACCACGCCGCCGATGCCTGCGATCCATTGCCACATCGGATCGCTGACAAACAGAACGACGTACAGACACGAGAACATCACAGTGAACATGAGCACACCGAAGAGCGGGCTGTCCGACATTGCCTTGAGGTATCGCATTGTTACCCCCTGTTGTTGACTCTACTAACGGTTGAGTTGCGGGCGAAAGATCACGCAGTCCGTGTGACCAGGATGGCGCACAGTATGTTCGGCGACGTGTTGGCGACCGCCTGCATCCGCTCCATCGTGTACTCGTGCTTCGGGTTGGCCTCCTTCACACGAGCGATGTACACCGAAAGCTGGCGCGTCGTCTTGTCCAGCCATTCGCGCGCTGCATCGTGCGCGAAGTCGTCCATCGGGAGGCGTCTTCCACGGGTGAAGCTGTCTCCTACTTCGAGAGCTTCCAGTTGCGAGGCAACCGAGTCCGGCTGACGCATGGGTTTGGCCTTCGCCCCGTCGCTCTTCTTTTTCTTCGTTGATGCCATGTGGTCTCCTAAATTGTGTCGTAGAATCTACTAACGGTTGAGTTGCAGATGCACCAATAGATCACGCCAGGCGCGTTACGACGATGACACACAGAAGCGCACCGCCTTGCGAGAAGTCGGTGACGCGTTCTACGACGTAGTTGCTTGACGGGTTTGCCTTCTTCACACGATTCACGTTGACGCTCATCTGCCGGACCATCTTGTCCATCCAGTTCTGCGAGACAACCGGGGTGTCACGATCGACGGTGAAGCGTTTCGCTTCGGCCAAACATTCTCCGACCTTCAGTTCGTCGAGGCGCGCGGTGACGCTACCAGGGACACGCGTGATGACGCGCGATGCAGCTTTGCTCACAGTTTTCGATCGGGAAGGCATAGATGGGCGCGGAAGATACCACGGCGGGTGCGGGCCGTGTTAGGACAACGATATAACCCCGTTAGACGTTATGTCAACACACCCCCTCCCCTGCCGGGTGAGCGCCGGTCCCGTTGCCTCGATACCGGATTGACGGTGTTATGCGACTCGTCTAACGTGTCTGCATGCGGCGACTGGAAGTTCTGCGGGCCTGGGCGAATCAAACGCTCACCAACATCGAAGAAGCGAATCTTCGGATCGAAGGACCTTCGCTTTACTCGGGCGATACCCTACTCGCCTCGATGCTCGACCGTGCCGACGAGGACGGCCATCCGGTTGTGCTGTGCGCCGCGAAAGTTCCGCAGCCCTGGCGAGCGCAGCACGTTCGAACGGTGCTTCGGGAGATCGACGCTCACTGGTTGTACGTTCCGAATCCTGTCGCGTCGCCGAACGAACATCAGCATCGCAACAACATCCTCTACCTGATCGGGTCCCTTCGGAACGTTTTGGAGGCCGCAGCCTTCCATGAGACATTCTCGGTAGGCCACTACGACGACTATCAGCGTCGCCGGCAAGACTTGAACGCGTACCTCGAAGCGTTCGATCTGCCTGTGCCGAACGAAGACCTGGCCTTCATCGAGCAACTGGAACCGAGGGCGCGCAGCAATGCCGAGAGGCAGCGCAAGCAGGGCAACAAGGTCGTGATGTCGATGGAATACCGCCGTGCGATGTGGCGCGGACGAACGATTCCAGATCGCGAAGCGCCTGGTCCCGTGATGCTACGTATGTCGCTCGACGAGAAGTCGATCGAGACTTCCAATGGCGATTCGATCCCGGTGGACATCGAGCAACTGTCGAAGCTATGGCGGATCGTCTGCACACAACGAGAATACGGATCGCCGTACACCTGGCGGGTGCTATCGGAACGTCCGAAACTCGGCGACTATCATGTCCGCTCTGTCCGTGGAGATGGAACGCTGGTGGTCGATTGCCATGAGATTCCGTTCGGCGAGTTCACGCGGATCGCCGTAGCGCTGCGGCTCAAATGATCCGGGCAGGCATACATGGTTCGGGATGGCCGGCAATGCTCGAAGGTCTCGCGAGCTTGCCGAAGTTCGAGCGAGCGCTCGGGTCCGGCCAGGCTGCCGAAGCGCGCCTGATCCGGCGAGCGCGGCAAAGCGAGAAGGTCCGGCTGGTCCGGCAAAGTCCGGGAACGGCAGGGTTGACCAGGGTGCGGGCGGTCCGTCCCGTTCTCGGCAGGAATGCAAACCGATCGGCGTCGGCGCAGTCTCGTTCTCCCGCGCCCGCCGATCGTCGGACAGGCGCAGGCGTGGTGCCGCCTAGCGCGCGTTCCTGCCGGGATCGCATGACAGCGGGACGGACTGCCCGCATGCCTGTACAGACGTGCCCGTATGGCGCGCGTCCGATAGGGGGAGCTAGGGTAGTAGCTCCTAAAAACTCGCCCCGTGCGGAGCGATACAGGCGGTTTTAGCGGGGGTTCGGTTTTAGCCGTGGGAGCGGCCTTGAGGGGTTCGGTCGTGCGCTGTGCCGGGTGAATGCTTGACGTGAAGGGCGAACCCGGTCATCTGGCGCAGCGTGCGACCGACTGGCGCACAAACGAAAACACCCGGCCAAGCGCCGGGTGTCTCTCATGGTCGGATTGTCCGCGTCGCCGCTAGTCGCCTAATGATGTCGCCTTATGCGCGAGCGCGCCTAACAGCAGGGTCACAGCGACAGCAGCCAGCCAGTAGCCAGCCTGCGCGCACTGAAACGCGGCGGGCAGGATGAAGAAAACCCAAAGCGCGGCGCGTGCAATGGCAAGAATCGTATTCATGCGTCGCCGCCGATGCCGCGCATCTGGCCCGCGATGTCGGACAGCGCCGTTACCGTATCGTCTATCTTATCCGCGAGCGTTGACACTTGCGAACGCAAGTCACGCACGCGCTGCGCGTTTTTGTGTACGTCGAATGATTCGACATTCGTCGCGTTGCTCTCGTCATATTCGGCGAGCGCGGATTGCATGGCCGCGAATGTTTCCGGGTGTTCGTCCGGGCTTATGGCCAAGACGCCATCGCGCAGAGCGGCGGCGAGTCTATCGGTTAGCGTCTTCATCTTCTCTTTTCTCTAGGGTGACAAGGTGTCCGGCTTGCGTGATCCCGCGCGCCGTGCCGGTTGTTTCTGCTAGCTCTTCGTGTAGCCGCATCGCTTCTTCGCGCCAGAATTCGGCGGTTCCTTCCTCATGTGCGAGCCTGATGCGCAGTTCGTCGTTTTCTTCGGCGAGTCGCGCGGCGCGCTCGCACAGTTGCGAATAAGCGATGCGATCCCAACGTTGCAGGATGCGGCGCAGGTTCATGGCGTTGTGTCCGTATGTTGATTTGCTAACCGTTAGTTGATTATTCGACGTAGAGAAAACCGTCCGATTCGGTCACGTAACGCTCGCCGTATGCGTGTGCGAATTCGGTCAGCGCGCGTCCTAGTCCGTCTTTCTGCAACTGACCGCGATCCCAAAAACCCGCGCCGTGACGGTTACGCGTCAGCCAGAGGTCATGACCGGCTTGTGCGGGCGTGTATCCGGTGCGCGCATAGGCGCGGGCCAGTAGAATCGCATTGCCGCGCTGGAAGTCGGCGCAATCCTCAATGATCGAAGCGAGTGCGGAATCGTGCAGCGGTGTTTCGCTGTCCGGTTGTTCGCTATCCCCGGTGTCCGTGAAATAGATTGCTTCGATATAGGCGCGGGTGAATGGATCGCAGTTAGCGGCGACGCCCGCGTCCGTTGCAGCTTGTGAATAGAATTGCGGCATGGTGGCGTTACTCCATCGCTTGCAAAGCGAGTTCGCGCGTTTCGGCGTCACGGAACCAAATAAGGAACGAACCGGGCGTGCGGGCATCGCCGCTACTGAATTGCATACGTTCGGAATGCGGCGGCGATGACATCAGGTCGATCCGTGCAATGCGGCGCGTCTCGTGTTCTCTGCCTGTGTTGCGGCCTCTTCCGCGTTCCCTTTCGTACATGATCTTGATGTGCGGCCAGTTATCGCGCCCGCTATGATAGAAATCGGCGACAACCCTCAGGCGACCCGCTGGTGTGTCGGTGTACCATTGCGCGGACATCGCGTCTCGATCGCATGGATACTTTCCGACCGTCGCGCCCGCCTGGATTTGCAACGTCACACCGTCCGCATCTTGACTAGTGCCGTCGTTTTCTTTGATCCAGTCAGTCGGCTTCACGCCTGCGAACGTGCCGCGATACTGCCTACACTCAACGGGTGGAAGTGCGGCGATCAAGTCACGCAGTTCCGCAATGGTGTGAACCTTGTAAACCGCCGTCACCTTCGCGCCGTAGATACCGTGAGGCATGAAATTCTCAGGACTGCCGGGAGCGTACGGCGCATAGGCCATCAAAGTATCGACGTCACGCTGCGCGCGTTGCGCTTTTTCCATTGCTGCCTTAATCGTGTCATTGGTGCTCATTTGTTTTTCTCCTTCCACTGCTGCGCGGCTTCTTTGGCGACGCAAACAGCGGTCCCCAGGGACCACAAATCGCCTACTTCTCTAGGATCAATCGCGAGTGGAAGCAGCGCGACCAGTGTGTCCCATCGTCTCAAAGGAATGTCGTTGAAATGTTCGTCCGTGCTGGATTCGATGAAGCCCGCGCCGATGTGGCGAACGACGGTGGCAATAGTCTGCTCATTGACGAACTGCGCGTAATAAGCGCGATGCGCGGCGCGTTGTTCGTCTTTAGTGCCTTCACCGGGGTAATTGTCCATGTATTGCTTTCGTGTGATGACGTTCATTTGTGTTCCTAACTGTTAGTTGATTCGTTGAGCGCGCTTAGCCGCGCATCGGGATCGCGTAATCTTCCGGCGCTTGCTCGGCGTCATCACCGACATCGCGTAAGGTGTAAATCGCGGCCCATAGAAGGTTCTGTGCAGCTAGTGTCGTGCCTTCGTTGCCATGAACGCTTTGCAAAAAGTCGGCGAAGCCGTGGCATTGCTTGCCGAAGTCGTCGCGTTGCGCGTCATATGCGGCGAGCGCGTCTCGTGCAGACTTCAAGTCTAGAACAGTTTGCGTTCCGTCTCCGGGATTGGCGCTTGATTCGGTTAATGCGCCTAGCGCGGCGGCGAGTTTGTCGGTCATGGTCTGCACGGTTGTTTTATTCGTTTCCGGTTCAGCCGTTGTAGCTTTCCATTGTGAAACTCTTGTCTTGAGGTCACATAGCGCTTTTGTGAGTACGTCGGTCATGTTCGCTATTCCTTGTGTTGGGGATTCATGCTCGCTGTATCTTCGCGAAACGCGGCAGGAACCAGTTCAGCAATTGCCCACCTGTTGGTGAGTTGTCATCACGGTCCAGGTGGCGATAAATGCCCGCGATGTCATGCTTGAAATTGAAATCGTCCGCTGTTTCGAACCTTTCAAGGTCCAGCGGGCAACCGTTCGCATGCACTGCCGTCACGTCCATGACGAAATGCAGCTTGTCGATTTCCGGATAGAACTTATGCGCGCGTTCGGCGATGCGCAGAATGATTTGCTTGTCTTCTTTGGTTGTTTTGAAAGAGATCATGTCAGCTATTCCTCATGTTGGGATTGCCGCGCCTAGCGCCAGCGCGCGGCCTATCGGTTAAACGGATTCGTTGACGACTCGCGTAATTTCGTCGTCCAGGGTGAGCGCGTATTGCAGCCCTTCGCACGGTTCGCCGATTTGGGCGTAGTGGGCGCGCACACGCTTAATCGCGCGTTCCGTGGCATTGAAGCGTCCGCGTACCGGCCATAAGTGCGACTCGTCTTGCGCGCGAAACGCGCGGTTGATTGCGATCGTGTTGGCGCGGCCAGGGAGATGATCGGCTTCGAGAGCGATTTGTTCTGCGGTCTTGCGTGTGTCGGTCATCACGCACCCACGGCGCGGGCGATGGCGGCGTCCAAGCGAGCACCTTCCCGTCGTCTGCGTTCGTTGTACTGCGCACTAAATTCAGTCTCAGGGTCGTGATACTCGCCCTTTCGGAATGCCGTTGCCGCCTCGATCAGCTCGGCCATGGCGGCGCGGGCTTCACGTGATGCTATTTCGCACTCCGTAACCCTAACCAGTGTTGTCTCATCGCGGGTGTACTCAGCCATGCGGTGCGCTTTCGCGGCACGTGCATCGCGTTCCATCACCGCCAGCGCGCCCTTCTCGTTCGTCTGCGTGCTCATGTCTGCGTGTCCTCTGGTTGTGTGGAGTGTTACGCCCAACCCAGGGCGCGGCATACCGGGCGAGTGATGGCCGCATGCAGGGCGTAGGCGGCGACGGCGCACAGAGCGAGGATTGCGAGTTCCATTGTCTTATCTCCGGTTGTTAGCTCAACCGCTGGTTGTATCAGCGGGGTAGTTAGAACGTGTTTCTAGCTTGGCGATCACGTTAACACGGTAAGCATGAATGTTAGATGAATCATCTAGCACGTCAACAGGAAACAGCGTTTCGTTTTTAGAACTGTGATGCATGTCGGCCATGCGTGTAGCAGGCACGCAGGCGGGCCTCTGTCGCGCGTCCAGGTGAAGGCGATGCCCTGGCCCGTATAGACGTAGCACGGGCGCGCAGGCTGCCCGTGTAGGGGTGCGGGGTGGACAGGTGCGGATATCGCATATGCCGCATGCCCTGGCGTGCGGTAAGGCGTGTGATGCGGACATGCAAGCGTGCCCTGCACTGGCTGCGCAACACGGTGCAGGCGCATGTCCGTGTTGCGTGCGTTGCATGCGTGCCCGTTGTGCATGGCTCGCTGCATGGCTGCGTGTCGGTGCGGTGTTAGAAAAGGTATCTC